CTCCTTGCGGGCCTCCCGCAGCTCCGCGATTAGGTCCTTCACGATGGGCGCCACGAAGAAGTTCTTCTTCTCGCCCTCGGCGATGCTGGCGTCCAAGGCGTCGAGGTCGATGGTCATGGCTCCTCCAACGGTTCGAGGTTCGGTTGATGGACGGAGCCACAAATGTCGCACTCGGGGCCGTCCGGTGACCAGCGATACGCGTGGCCGTAGCGCATGACGCGACGCGGAGCGGGCGGTAGCGTCCAGTCGGCGTACTTCGCCCGCGTGGTCGCCCACGCGCGGTTGGTCGTGAGTTCAACGACCTCGATCTCCTCGTCCGGTTCCACCTTGTAGAAGTTGTGGCTCTCGAGCATGAACCACAGGTGCGCGCCGTCGTCCGACCACTTCACCGAGCAGATGCAGTTCGCGAACGGATCGCCGCCCACGCTGCTCCACAGACCGTAGTGGTATGGCTTCACGTCACGGGCACGGAGGGTGATGAAGACAGGCTCGCTCATGGTACTCACCGATTCGATGGCGGCAGCAATGTCGCCGGGGTTGTTCGCAGGCAGCGTCACATCGACAGACCGGAAGTCCAGGCGCGGCAGGCTCATGGCTTCCCCCCATCGTGCGTGAATCGGACGAACCTCTCGCAGCGTTCGGGGCAGTCGTCGCAGTCGAACCCGCGGCCCCAGCACTTCGTCATGTCGTTGTCCGTGCGGATGTCCCGACACTCTGGGTGGCGGAACTTCGTGTGCCCGCAGTTGGCGCACGGCTCGGTGTGCAGGATCGGCGTGCGGAGCCACGCCACCTCGGCGCGGAGCCAGTTCACGTCGCCGGTCACGGCCACCTCCCGACGAGGCGCGCGAGGTCCGCGAGCCTGTCCAGCAGCCACATCGTGATGTCCAGCAGTTCGGTCATGAGTCCTCCTTGGTGGTGAACTCATCCTATCGCTGTACCTACCGAAGCGTCAAGCCTCTTTGAGATTCCTGCCGACAGATGCCTCGGCGGTGCATGGCACTTCCCAGCCAGGAACCCGCACAGTCATGCATTCCTCGAGGGTCTTGCGCATCCGCTCGAGCTCCGGCGGCAGCGGCTCGCCCTTCGTCGGCTTCCACTTCTCGAGGCCCGGCGGCGCCTTCACCTCGATGGCGACGGAGTCGTGGCACTGGTGGATGAGCCCGAGCCGGCGGTCGAGGTCCCACGGGAAGGCATGGACGATGTGCTGCTCGGCGACACGCATGATGCTCGTCTCCGCCGCGAGGATGGGGAAGTTGACCACCTCGTTCTTCTTCCCGTCCGTGAGGTTGCCGGAGCGCCGGCCGAAGACCGGCTCCTCCATGTACCCCTGGTGGCGGTAGATGGAGAGCATCGCGTCCCACGCCTGCATCCACTCGGGCTCGGTCTTGAGCCACGTCTCGTGGAAGTGGCGCACCTCCTTCGAGGTCATGTGCAGGTACGGCATCTCGCCGTTGTCGGCCTCGGTCGAGGTCAGCACCTGCCAGACCGTCATCGGGTCGGCCCAATAAATTGACGCGTAACGAAATGTCTTCATGACGTCGCGCATCGCCTTCGCCATGCCGCCCGGCGGCTTGCGGTAGAGGCTGAACCCCTCGGGTCCCCAGCCGTCCGCGGCCTTGAACTTGTCCCCGAAGACCTGGTACGCCAGCGTGTTGTGCGGGTCCTTCCCCTCGCTGAAGCACTCGAGCAGCAGCGGGATCTTCCAGTAGCTCGCCGTGATGCGGAGGTGCGCTTGGTCGAGGTCCGCCCCGACGAGGAGGTGACCGGGCTGCGCCGCGAACAGGGTCTTGAGCTTGCCCTGCCCCTTCCGACTGCCGATGTTCTGGAGGTTGGGTCCGCTCGAAGACAAGCGCCCCGGGGCCGTGACGTGCGCGTTCCAGGTGGAGCGCACGCGGCCGTCGTGATGCCAGATGATGCCCTTCTTCGGATCGTGGGCGCGAAGGTTTAGGGGAAGCAGCACGGTGCCGAGGATCTTGTTCTTCTCCCGGCGGTACAGGCGCAGCTCGCGGATGAAGTCCTCCTGCGGCTTCGTCAGTCGGCCGCCCGCGAGGTGGCCACGCAGCACCTTGTCGCCGGTGCCCGGCATGCCGGACTCGGTGTAGAAGTCCCGGGCCTCCATGTTCGGCGGGATGCCCAGCTTCCAGTTCTCGTAGAGGAGGTCGCGAATCTGGTCGGCGCTACCGGGCCGGATGCCCTCGACGTCCGAGTCGTCGTTGGCGCCGGCGCTCTTGAGGTCGAGCTTGGCGAGGCCCACTGCGACCGCGAGCGTCGTGAGGTTCTTCTCGCGCTTCTCGACGCTGGCTCGCGTCTCGATCTCCATCTTGAAGCGCGCCTCCTGGTCGACGTAGACGCCGATCTTGTGGAGGTTCACGCACATGTCCTGCGTGGCGTGGTCGACCTCGTGGAGGTCCCAGCGGCGGCTCTCCCAGCCCGGCGGGCGGAGCTCCTCGGGCAGGTCGCGGAAGGCGCCGGCCTCCTCCGCAGCGTCGAGCAGCGGCACCGTGATGCGCGCGTTCACCGCGCTGTCGGTGCAGTTGTAGGCGAGGCGGTCCCAGTCGTCGACCTTGCCGTGCGCGAGGCTCTCGCCCTTCTCGGTCGTCTCCCAGCGGTCCACGTCGGCGAGCACGGAGCCCACCGACTTCAGCCCCTTCGGCAGGTCCGGCGCCCGGAAGCGCGCCGAGAACAGCGTGTCGATGATGGGCTTCGGCGTGACGCCGAGCCACTGCTCGACGACCTGCCGGTCGTAGTACCCGCAGTTCTTGACGAAGCCGAAGCCGGTCAGGAAGTTGCCCTCGGTGGTCTGGATGCACCAGCGCGTGTCGGCTTCGGCGCGCCGCCGCGCAGTGTCGCGCGCCGGGACGAACCGCTCGATGCTCTCGACGCGAACGGGCAGCGGCATGTCGGCGCGCCGCGGGAACCCGGCGAACTCACGCCACTCTCCCTTCGGGAGCTTGTAGCGCGCGGCCGGAAGGAGGTACGGCGCGATGTGCGCCGCGAACCTCTGCGACGCCTCGACGCCGAGGCGCAGGCTCCCGTTGCCTGTGATGGCCGTGGCGCCGAACCTTCCGGTGAACCAGTCACGGGCGGCTTCGATGTCCTCGCGCGGGAACCCGCACGTCGCGATCAGCATCGCTTCGCGACGCCTGTCGCCTCGCTTGTGCTTGAACCCGTCGTCGGCGTAGAGCCACGCGAGGCCAACCGGACCCAGCGCGTCGAGCACTGCGGGCCGCAGGCGCCGCTTCGCTCCGTCGTACACGAGCCGAGCGAGCTCGGCGACCTGCCGGTTCGCCGAGGTGCGGTAGGTGTGCGCCTCGGCGCCCGGCTTGTAGCCACCCTTCGCCACGGTGGAGGCCACGGTCAACCCACGAAGCCACTGCGCCTTCTCGTGCGTGAGCTCGCGAGAGGCGTGGCCGCCACGAAGCACGGCCTTCGCCGCCTCCGCCATGTCGGGCCGGTGCAAGACAACCTTGCCGTCGACCATGCGAGACGAGTAGGCCCGCGCCGTGCTGTCGCCGAGCAACGTGCCCAGGATGGCCTGCTGTTCGTCCCACGAGTACTCGAACTCGTCGGAGAGGATGCTGTCACCTACCGTGAGCTGATCCGCGCGCACCCGACCCGACGGCGTGTAGACCTCGTGGTCGGGGGTCAGCGTGAGCCCTCGGGCGCCGCCCTTCTCGTCCTCTCGGCGGATGACTAGCCACTCCTGGTTCTCGACGCGCTGCCGGAACCAGTCGGTCACACGAGCCTTGACGATGCGACCCCACGGGTCGAGCGCCATGACCTCGCCCGCGTACTTCGACCGCACGAGCTTCTCGATGGGGGCCGATGTGCCGTCGGCGAGGATGACCGGCGTGCCCGTGTAGAGGCAGTTGTGCCCGACCTTGACCTTCGTCGGGTCGAGGAAGAACTCGCGCAGGATGTCGTGGATGCGCGCCTCGTCCTCGGGCGAGTAGAAGCGGGTCACCCCGTCGCCGCTGAGGATGTTGAGCCCCACGACCCCGCAGCGCAGCGCCTCGATCTGACCCTCGCGCAGCGCGCGGCCGAAGTGGTTGAGGTCGGGGTGCGCGATGGCGATGGAGCGGACCTGACAGGTCAGCGCCTCGATGCCGTCGGTCTCGAGGTCGTATGCCCAGAACGGGGCCTCGATGTTGTGGAGGAAGCGCCAGAGCTCGTCGGGCGTCGGGTTGAGGTAGCGCACCGGCTCGGTCCACCGGAGCTGGCCTGCGAACCAGCGCAGCGCCTTGGACAGGTCCGCCACCATCGTCGTGCGCCACCCAGGGCTCTTCTGGACGAAGCCGGGATGCAGGGTAGGGAAGACCTTGCGCACCGCTCCCTCGGGCTTCTGCTCGCCCGCCAGAGGCGTCTGCATGAGGGCCTGGTAGTTCTCGTCCACCCACACCGGGCCGCCGCGCAGGGCGAACACCGACTGCGCCTTCGCCGTCAGGGCGTTGGCCGCAGCCCGTCCCAGCGTGATGATGTGCTCGTAACGATCTGTCTCAGCGAGTAGCCTGGGTCGGCAGCACGAGGTAGGATCGGGGATGAGGGGTTGCGCTTGTGCGAGTCGCCGCCTGTTCTCCTTATCGAGAGCCTTGTGCAGCTTCTCCCAGGCGTTCTTGTCCGCGCCAGCCGAGCACGCCACGACGTGCGTGAGGTCGACGTCGGTGCGCTTCTTCCCGGCGGCGAGCAGCGCGAGGTTCCACTCGCTGCCGCTGCGCCCCGACAGGGGACGGCCGAAGCTAGCCTCGTCGTGCCCCGGCATCTCGGCCACGGCGAGGATGGTCGCGCCTTCATGCATCTCAGGTGCAACAGGCTGCCACGCCCCGGTGCGGTGAGAGCCGTTGGGGCCCAGCGGGCACACGTCGCAGCGGGCGCCACAGGCGCGGGGGTCGTAGCTCACGAGGCCACCTTCGGCGGGTAGAAGACAGCGACGGCCGACGGGAACGGGGCGCTGTTCGTCGCCGTCCCGAACTTGAGCCGGCCGCGGATGAACGTCACCTTCGCCATCGGGATGACGTAGTCATGCCACCACGCCGTGTCAGTGCGCGCGGGGAGCAGGCAGACGACAGTGGCGCCGGCCCGGCTCTCCCGGTACGCCTTCGCCACCCAGCGCCCGATCTCTCGGCCGTAGGGCGGGTTCATCCAGCACACGTCCAGGCTCCAGTCCTGTGCCAGCCCGTCGTCCTCGCGCGTGAAGTACCGAGCGCACTTCGCGTTGTCGGCGTCCGCGCACACGTCGAGCGTGAACCGGAAGACCTCGTTCCACTGGTCGAAGAACGCCTGCGGCGTCGCCCACTGGTCCGTGGCCGAGGAGAACATGAGGTCGGTGTCCATGCCGCTCCAGTATCTCTACCGAAGCGTCAAGTCAAGACCTCTCAGGCGCCCTTGGTGGGCAGGCTCTTCGCCGCGTTCTCGGCATAGTCGCGGACCTTCTGGTCCTCCTCTGCCGCCTTCGCCTTCATCTTGTTGATGGCGCCGCGGAGGTTGCCGCCGAAGGGCTTCTTCGACTCCTCGTCGGCGATGCCCTTCATCTCAGCCTGCATGTCGGTGAGCTGCTCGCTGATGGTCTTCGCCTTCTTCGCGGGCTCGGCCGCCGGCATGGTCTCGAGCTCAGGTCCGGGCTTGGGCATGGTGTCTCCTACTTCGCGCCGAAGCGCTGCTTGAGCATGTACAGGTCCTTGATGTTCTTCGTGGACAGGTCGCTCACGAAGTTGCTGAGACCCGCGGGGTAGGGGCACTCGCCGCTCTCGAGGATGAGCTCGTTGGTGCTCTCGCAGCAGCCGATGACGTACTCGGCGATCTTCACCGCGCTCTGGCACCCGACCAGATGCTCGATCTTCGGCAGGGCTTCCTGCCACGCCTTGATGGGGTCGAGCTTGTCGCTGCCGTAGTGGGCCGCGATGATCTCCGCCAGCGCGTCGACCTGCTCCGCCTTCTCCTGGTAGAGCCCGGCGAAGAGGCTGTGGTCCCCGTAGAACGAGGGCCCACGGCTCTGCCAGTGCAGCGTCCAGTAGAGGTGGTGCGCAGCGCGCAGGTCAGCCCACAGGTTCAGCAGCGCAGGGAGCATCGTGTGCCTCGGTCGTGCCGATGGTATCACAAACGCAAACGCCCCGCCACGAGGGCGGGGCCGAGCCTACGGTCTCGCTGGGAATGAGCTGCAAGGAGTGTCTACTCAACGGAGCTGGGTAGACACTTGTTGCAGTCCCAGGTCTACGATCCCCTCGTCAGGGGCAGTTCAGCGCGCCACTCCGACCGCGGGGGGCGGGGGCAGTCGCATGGACTCGGCGGGCGCCGGGGCCACCGTGCTGACCGGACGACCAGCCGCCGCGGAGGGAGCGACGGGAACGGTGCCGGGGACAGACGGGCGGGTCTGGGGGACACCGCCACCATCGCGGGACACGGGCTTGGCGCCCGACGCGACGGCCTTCTCGTACTGCTCCTTCGTGAGGAACTTGTTGATGCGGGCGTAGCTGCCCTGCACGCCCTGCTGGCCGGGCACGAACTCGACGTAGGCCTTGCGCCCGCCGTTGCTCGCCGACACGAACCATGCGTCGGAGATGTCGTTGCTCTCGATGTCCTCGTTGCTGAAGCCGAAGCTGGCGAGGATGGTCTTCATCGCAGCGAGGCGACCGCCGAACGCCTTCTTGTCCAGGCCGTCCACCGGGAGGTGGAGGAACTCGAACATCTTGAACCCGTTCGGGAACTCGACGTGGAAGCGACGGGCGTCAGCCTTGTCGCCGGCCTTCTGCTCGATCTGGAGGCCGGAGACCTCGTAGTAGCCGGCCTCGGGCTGGGAGGCGCCGAGGGTGGAGACGCCCTTGAAGCTGGCGCCGGAGATGTTGAACGACATGATGATGTACCTCGTGGTGGTCTTGGTGGTTGATGATGCCGCAGACTACCCTGCGGAAGGGACCGGGAGTGGCACTCCAGAGCTCTTCTTGGGCTCGTCCTTGGGCGCGAGGTCGAAGAGGTTCCTCGCCTTGCGCTTCTTGAAGGTAGCCCGGGCGATACCGTCTTGGCAAGCCCAGCGAAGATGAATCTGCGAAGTTCCGTCGCTGAAGCGTGGGTTCGACTCGGAGATAGCCTTGATAGAACCATTGATATCGCCGGTCGCCAGGATCTTCTCGCAGAGCTCCTCGGCTACATCGTCCTGCCACTCGAGCCCAGGCACGCGCGCCGGGACGTACCCGCCGGCAGCAGCCCGGAGGATCTCGCGCAGGTTGCCAGGGGTCTTCCCCCAGCACACGCCCGTGCGGTCGCCCGTCACCCACTCAGGGTTCGTCGGGTCGCAGAAGTAGACGCCCGGGAACCACGGGTCGGGGTAGGTCGAGTCGACCATCGCGCGGACGTTGATGTCGCACCAGGACGGCAGCACCTCGGTCTGCTTCCTCGAGCCGAGGCTCGGGCCGCCCGGCTGGAAGAAGCCGTCGCTGTCCGTGCCCGGGGCGCGCTCGTGGAACGTGAAGATGAGGTGCACGCCCATGTGCCGGGCGAGGCCCGACATCGCCAGCAGGTACTTGTTGAGCTGCTGGTAGGCGTAGAACTTGTCCTTCTTCCCGCTCTTCCCGAGCGGCGCCTCCTCGTGCCAGACGGCGAGGCTGCGGTCACAGATGTGGCTCGCGTCGTCGATGAAGATGGCGCCGTACTGCTTCGCGAGCCCGCTGTGCGAGAGGTACTCGAGGAGCCCCACGAGCTCGGGCAGCGTCTGCGGCGGCTCGGGGTGGATGGCCGGGGTGAAGCCCAGCTCGTTCTCGGCGACGAGCGCGATGGCGCTCGGCACTCCGATGCAGAGGGCGGTGGGGAAAGCCGCCAGCACGTCGCTGGTCTTCTTCTTCTTCGGCTTCCCGTAGACGGTGATCATCACCGCTGGGTGGTTGCTGGTGGTCATGGTGGTCTCCGGCCCGGTGGTCTTTCTCGTCGTAGGGCCAAGCACGACGAGACGCACACCCTCAGCCGCAGGGGCCGAGGGAGCAGAGGTTGAGCCCGTCGCAGGCTCCATACCGTCCGTAACACGAGAGCTCATTCTGAGCCTTCGGCCACTCCCAAGGGTCGACCGTGCGGTCGAGCAGGGCGATCTGGTGCTCCGCCCACCACAGCCACTTCGCGAAGTGGGCGTCCCGGTGGGGCGTCGAGGGCACCTGCTCACGCACGACCTTGCCGGGCTGCGTCGAGCAGATGAGGTTGAGGGTGAGGCCGCCGAACGCCTCGCCGTAGAGCTGCTTGCCCATGATGCGGAACGCCGCGAAGCCGCCGTCGATGGCGTAGGCCGTGGCGCTGCTCTTCGCGTTCACGCTGGCCTGGTGCTTGTGGTCCCAGATGTAGTAGCGGCCGGACTTGTCGCGGGTTACGAGGTCTAAGCGGCGAGTGAGCGTGATGGGACGCCCATGCTCTCGGTGGTCGGGCGCGTTTAAGGGCGTCACCTCGATGGTGGCACCGTCGGGGCTCCGCCACTCGCCGCCCTTCTCCTCAGCGACCCACAGACCCCACTCCCCTCGCAGGTTGCCCAGTACGGCGGTGACCGGGGACTCCACGGCTATGATGTCGCCGGGACGCTCGGGGAACTTCGCGAGGTAGGCGTGGAACACCTTGCGCATCTGCGGCAGCAGGTCGTGGCTGCCGTACTTGTCGCACCACGCCTGCGCGGCGTCCTCGGGCTCCAGGAACACGCTGGGGTCGTAGTGCTGGGTCTCGTCCACCCGCACACCTTCGCGCTGCGTGGCGCCCCAGAGCGCGTGCAGATGCGCCTGGAGGACGTGCCCGATGGAGCCCTTGGCGAGCGCCTCGATAGGCGGCGCGAGGTCCACGTCGTCGATGCGGTAGTGGTAGGCGAAGAGCTGGGGGCACTTCGCGAAGTTGCCGACGCGGCTCCAGCCGCGGCTCGACTTGCCGGCGTCGATGAGCATCTTCATGGCTTCTCCTTCTTGGTGAGGCCCAGGCCCACATGCAAGTTGCGGATGACGGCACGGTAGGCGTCGGCGACAGCGGGAGTGCAGCGCGGCCCGTAGTTCAGGCCGGGCGCGTTGCCGTATCGCTCGTGCTCCGCGCGCCAGCACTTGCCGGCCGCCGTGCAGCGAGGGTCAGCACACAATGTCTGCATGGCTACTCCTCGTCCATGACGAACAGCTTGCCGACGACGTCGTCCACGAGGGCCTCGCGGTCCTCCATGCCGAGCAGCTTCTCGCCCATGCCGTCGAGCTCGTCGGCCTCGAGGAACTGCTCGATGGGCCCGAACTTGTCGGTGAGGATCTCGACGACGCGCTCGTCGTAGGTCGCCGCAGCGACGACGACCTTCAGCAGCGTGGCCCGTCCGCCATGCCGGTCGAACCGGCCACGCCACTGAAGGAAGTCACCGGGCTTCCAGGGAAGCATGGCGAAGATGGCGAGGTCGGCGGTCTGCATCCCGTCCACGGCGATCCCGAAGGCTTGGCCGGTCCCCACCAAACAGCAGGGACCGGCGCTGCTTCGGAACCCGTCGATCATGTCGTTGCGCTCCGGCTCGCTTACGCCGCCGTGCCCAACCCAGACCGTCGCGTTCTTCACCTCGTCGCTGGAGCTCGCGGCCTTTCGGATCGCTTCACCCCAGCGCTCGGCTTCCCGGCGGCGCGCAGTGAACACGATGACCTTGCCCCCGCCCTTCAGCCCTTCGAGGACCTCGGCGACGACGTAGCTACGCTTTCGACTGCTCGCCTCCGCGAGACGCGCCTCGATGAGACGTTCCCGCGCCGGCACATCTTCATACTCTCCCCGGGCCTGACGCGCAAGCTGCTTGATGGCTTGATCGAAAGTCTGCGCGTCATCGTAGCGCTCCGGCTTGTCCTGCGCGGAGACCGGCAGGTAGACGACCTGGATGCGCGTCGGGGGCAGGCTCGAGTGGCTCTCGCTGTAGGGAACCTCGTGCGTGAAGAACGAGCAGCGGGCGCGGAGCTCCTCGATGTTGCTGCTGCCCTTGTCGTCGATGCCGCCGTAGGGGTTCGGCACCGCGTCGCAGTAGCGCTCCGCGAAGCGGCGGTAGCTATGCGCGAAGCCGCCAGGAGTGAGCAGGTCGAGTTGCGCCCAGAGGCGCTTGGGGCGCCCATCGTCGAGCGGCGTGGCGGTGAGGCCCACGCGCAGGCTCAGGCTCGGCAGGCGGCTGATGTCCATGATGGCGACCGACCACGCGTCCTTGTCGCCCGAGGCGGTCTGGCGGCGGGTGAAGCCGACCTTGCCGTCCTTCTCCTGCACGGCCTTCCAGCGCTTGCTCTGCCCGTGGATGTGCAGCTCGTCGAGGATGAGCACCTCGGGGCTGAGGTTCATCACGAACTCGGCGTTGTCGTTGAGGCTCTCGGCCCCGACGACGATGAACTTGCGCTGGCCCGTCTCGGCGCAGTGCGCCTCGTACTGCTGCCAGGTCATGTCCTTCTTCCGCCGCTCGCTCTCCGGCAGCAGGCGCCACGGGAGGATGTTCGTGTACTGCTGGACCTGCGTCCACCAGACGTGGCGGGCCTTGGCCGGGCAGATGACGAGGATGGTGCCCTCGCGCGTCAGCGCGTCGATGAGCGCGCCCACGGTCTTGCCGCTGTTGTGGGTGACGAAGCCGTCAGCGACGTAGTTCGGCATCTCCTCGGTCATGGTGAGGTCGTAGGTCATCTCCTCGCCATCCGGCTCGATGCTGACGATGGGGGTGAACTCCGCTTTGGGCAGGACCCCACGCCAGCCGCCATCGACCCCGTGCCGATGAGCGTGCTCTCGTGCCTCCAGCACCTCGAGGTTCTCGAGCCGGTAGTCCCGCTTGTCCTCATTGATGTGGTGGACGTGATGCGTCTCGGGGTCGAGGAACACGAGGCCGTCGTGCTGGCCCGACCTGACACAGCCGATGAAGTCTTCCAGCGACACACCCGAGAGGTGCGCCTCCATCACGAGGCGGTGCGCCGGTACCTGCGCGTGCCGCGCGCTCGACGGACGGTTCTTCCGCGGCGACACCCACTTCACCGCGTAGGGGTGCAGGTCCATGCGACCGACGCGCGGGTAGTACGGGTTGCCGGCCTTCTCCGCCGTGCGGCCCTGCTTCCGCCCGGTCTCGATAATCGCGACCTCGTCGCCTACCGAGAGGTCTCCGAGCCTTGTGTACTCGCCGTCGGGGCGCAGGAACCGGTGATCCGCGGTCGCGCGGATCGAGTGCCCCGACTCCGCCACCAGCCTGAGAAGAGGCTTGACGCCGGTCTCGTAAGCGTCAGTGACTTCGTTCAGTCGGCGGTAGCCATCCGCGTCCACCGACTGCGCCCGCGTCTTGATGTCGCGGTCGTGGCGTCGGCCCTCACGGGTCATCTTCACCAGCTTGGCGACCGTGGTCACATAGCCCTTCCCGGCGCGGTTCACCGCGATACGGGTGTCGCCAGCGAGGCAGCCGCACGGCCACACGTTCATGACCCACGGACGGCTCGCCGCCCAGGCCGCGCTGCGCTTCTGGTAGGGCGTCGCCATCTCGGCGACGTGCGGCTTGAGCTCGCCCAGCTTCACTTCTTGCGCGATGAGGTCCGCCCCTTGGCGAGCGCAGCGGTCCAGCGCTTCCGGGGTCGTGGGCCACGGCAGAACTGCCGCCGCGCCCATGCGCTCGTCCGCGTCGAACGCGACGCCCCATCCGTTGAGGAAGTGCTCGACGACGAAGGCCGCGTGCACGGGTGCGTAAATCTCTACGCAGGCGGGTAGCCCATCCTCGGGCCACTCGTTACGGGTGAGCCGATACCGCTTCCTACCGCGCACCGCCCATGCGAGTGTGCCGGGACAGTGCGTCTCTACGGCGACGGCGTGTTGGGCGAAGTCGGGGGCGACTCTGTAGGTGTAGTGGGGTTGGTCCCACATGCTGGCGATGCTCATGGTCCTCTCGGTGGTGCTCCAGAGGTATCGACCCTCAACCACCCTGTCAAGGAAAGTTGACGCTCCGGTTCGGGTGGGGTAGGCTCAGCAGAGCCAGGGAGGCTACCATGAACGAGACCGCACAGGTCATCGACCCCGACAACGACCCCTTCATCCAGCTCATCGAGCGGCACCGCAAGGCCCGGCACTGGTCCTTCGCTGAGCTCGCCCGCCGTGGTGGCCTCACGCAGCCCGAGGTCTCCCGCGTCGTCCACGGCATCCGCATGCCGACGCTGCGTCACGTCAGAGGCTTCGGCGTAGCTTTCGCGAGCACGCCCGCCGTCTTCGCAGACGAGCCCACGTCGCAGGCCGAGTGGGTGGCCCACCTCGTCGACCTGGCCGAGGGTGCGCGCCTCGCTGTGCGCACCAAGGAGGCGTGATGGAAGCGCGCCGCAACCCCAGATCGACGTGCTCTCCGACCAGCATGGCGGTCCCGTGCTGCGGATGGAGCCTGCCGACGTCTACGACCCTGCCGTCATCGCCTTCGCCATCGGTACGGGCAGTCGGCACGGTCAGATGTTCCTCGTGTACGACCGCGAGCCTCGTCGTTGAGCAGGCTGTCGAGCACGAGGACATGGACTACGACACGGCGCTCGAGTGGCACGAGTTCAACACGTTCTGTGCCTACCTCGGGCCAGGAACGCCTGTCTTCGTGTAACGCCTAGAGCCGCAGCATAGAGCCGCGTGTTATAGGGTTAATCACTTCGGTGAGGACACGCCATGGCGTATGCCGTACTTCCAGCAAGCTCGCTCGGCCGGGCGCCTACTCCGCTAGACGACGCGAGCGTCGGGTTCGTCATCGGGTCTACCGCCGTCGACCCGACCACCACCCCTCCCACGCTCTACGTGTGCGCCAACAACGCCCTCGGAGCGGCGGTGTGGGTGGTGGCTTCCGGTGTGGCGGTGCAGACGGGCGGCACGACTGTCGGCCACGCGTACGCGATCAACTTCGCCACCGGAAACGTGTCGGTGTCCTCGGACGCCACGACCATCACGTTCACCCCGCCTAGCGGATGGTCGAACCGGCTGGCCTTCGTCGCTTCGGCGAGCCAGACGTTCTTCCCGGCTGTCGGGCTGAGCGCGGAGCCTGGGCGAAACATGGTGACGCGCAACGGCTTGATCTTGAGCGAGGGTGTCGGAAACGACTACGTCACCTCGGCGCAGGGGGTGACGTTCGCCTACCCGCTGGAGGCCGATACGGTCGTTCAGATTTTCTTCTAGCTCGGCGCTTTGTCATCTTCTGCGTGAGCCCCCCACGCGGTAGAACGTACGTGCAACTCAGGCCAAAGGAGGGCCTTCAACATGGCACGTACGTTCGTCAAGGGTTCCGATATCGCCTCCGCGACCATCGCGACCAGCAACCTCATGGACAGCGCCGTCACGACCGCGAAGCTGGCTGACGCCAACGTCACCGCCGCCAAGCTCGCCGCCGCCAGCGTCGAGACCGCGAAGATCGCCGACGGTGCGGTCCTCACGGCGAAGATCGCCGACGGGGCCATCACCCTCGCCAAGCTCGCCGCGGACAGCGTCGACGCCAGCAAGATCGCGTCGGGCGCGGTCGGGACCTCCGAGCTCGCCGACTCGGCCGTCACCGCGGTGAAGCTCGCCGCCGACGCGGTCGAGACCGCGAAGATCAAGGACGGCCAGGTCACGAACGCCAAGCTCTCCACGGGCTCGGTGACCCCGTCGAAGGCCGACCTCGCCGCCGCCTGGACCTTCTCCGACCTCCGCGGCACCTTCGGCGCCGACGTGAGCGCCGGTGGGTTCAAGCTCACCAACCTCGCCAGCCCCGTCGGCAACGGCGATGCGGCGACGAAGCAGTACGTTGACGGCGTGGCCCAGGGTCTCGACGTGAAGCAGAGCGTGCAGGCCATCGCCCGCACCAACATCACGCTCTCGGCTCCCCAGACCATCGACGGCGTGGCGCTCGTCGCTGGCGACCGCGTCCTCGTGGCTGGTCAGACCACGGCTACCCAGAACGGCATCTACGTCGTGGCGGCGGGCGCGTGGGCGCGTTCCGCCGACATGCCGGTCGGCGCCGACGCCGCGGGCGCGTTCGCGTTCGTCGAGCAGGGCACCGTGAACGCTGACTCCGGTTGGGTCTGCACGAACAACAAGGGCTCTGCCGTGGTCGGCACGGACGCCCTCGCGTTCAGCCAGTTCTCCGGCGCGGGCAGCATCGTCGCGGGCGCCGGTCTCGCGAAGACCGGGAACACCCTCGACGTGAACGTGGGCGACGGCATCCAGATCGTCTCCGACGCCGTGGCCGTGAAGCTCACCGCGACGAACTCCGGTCTCGCCGCGGACAGCAGCGGCGTGAAGGTGCTCCTCAACGCCGCGGCGTCGGGCGACATCCGTCCCGCCATCGACGTCGGCAGCGCTGGTCTCGCCATCAAGGTGGACAACAGCACGGTTGACGCTGACAGCAGCGGCAAGCTCCGCGTGGCGCCCCTCGGTGTCACGGCGGCTCAGCTCGCCGCCGGCGCGGTGGAGACGGCGAAGCTCGCGGACGGGGCGGTTGTGACCGCGAAGATCGGCGACGCGCAGGTCACCTACGCGAAGCTCAACGCCGACGTCACCAGCCGCATCGGCCGTTTCGACGGGTACGAGAGCGGGGCGCTGTCGGGCACGGCTCCGTTCAGCATCACGCTGACGGCGGCTCCCCAGACCACGAACTCCGCCCTCATGGTGTTCATCAACGGCGTGATGCGCATGAAGACGCTGGACTACAGCCTCTCCGGCAGCACGATCACCTTCGACTCCGCGGTGGGTCAGCAGGGTGACGACTGGGCCGTGTACTACGGCCAGGCGTCCTGATAGTCGCGCTGCGCCGGGTGGGTTAACCAACTCGTCCGGTGCACACTAAGACGCCGCCCCGGGAAACTGGGGCGGCTTTCTTACGCGCCGGGATCACCTCAAGGAGACCCGCATGACCGCCACTGTCGTACTGAGCATCAATGGTTCCCTCCTTCGCGTCGAGTGCGAAGGCCTCGCCCGAGATAGCCTCCTTCCCAAGAACGTAGTCCTCACCGGCTGCAAGGAGCTCGACACCGAAGGGCGCGACGGACTGCCCTTGGACACGAAGATCTGGAGCGTTCCTGAGAGCCTTGTGATCTCGTACGCCGTGGGGAAGACGCGCGAAACCGAGCCCGCCGCGGCGGCGACGGTGGAAGTAGCCCCCGCCATCGAGGTGGTGCAGGAGTTGACCGACGAGCAGAAGGAGGCGCGCCGCAGGCGGTACGCCGCGAGTGACGCGCTGCTCTCGGGGAAGAAGCCGCCTGCCGCGAAGAAGCCCGCCGCGAAGAAGCCGGCTGCGCCGAAGAAGTAGCTACTCCACCAGGGCCCGGAGAATCTTCATGTGCCCGCTTCTGGGTCTCGTGTCGCCGACGCTCCAGCGGTAAACCGCGCGAGACGTTACGCCGACAACGTAGGCGATACGAGAAACCGTCCATCCGGTGCGCCGAAGATGCTCGATCTCGGCGCACCGTAGATAGCGCGGCTGAACCTTGCGGTGGCCCACTAAAGCACCTCCGACGCTACGCCGGAATCGTAACCCCGCGAATGACGAGCGGCAGGGCGAGCTCCCAGTTTCCGTTGGCGACAAGCGTCTGGAAGGCGTCCATGCGGTAGGTGGTGCGCCGCACCAGCTCGTTGGCGCTGGACTTGAGCCAGTCCTCGCGAGCCTGGAGGTACTGGTTGATGAACTGCTTCTCGTCGCCGCCACGAGCAGGGGGCACCGCCGGGAACTTACCGCGGATCATCGCGACGCCGCCGGCCCCGCTGTGGATGCAGGTGTCGTAGATGACGCCCCAAGACAGCGCGTGCTGGAGGCCCATCGCCTCGCACTGCTTGGCCGCGGGCTGCCAGTAGTGCGCGTCGAAGATCTCGTCCTGCGCGCGGTGCATCGTGGGGTCAGCACCGGCCGTCTTCAGCAGCGCCACGAGGGCCTGCGTTTCCGCCGACCAAGGACCGGCCGGGGGCTCGGCCGCGCTCTTGTTCGCGGCGAGGTAGGGCAGGTACGCCTGGAGCGCAGCGGCGTGCTGGCCGCCCAGCTCGATGTACTTCTTCACGACGAGGTCGAGGCTGCCCGACTTGTCGGTGCACTGGTGCTTGCCGTAGCTGATGCCGGCGCCGTCCTTGAGGATGGTGCACATCGCGTAGGCGGCGGGGCTGGGGATGCGGCCCGTCTCGAAGATGGACAGGATGCAGTCGATGGTGTGCTTCTGCTGAGGGGTGACGCTCATGAGTTACTCCGAGGGAGGCTGAGGGGAGGGGGAGGACGTGGCGCTCTTCGTCCCGAAAAAGTAGGCGAACACCATGAGGCAGACGTCCTTGACGAAGCCGAGGATGGTGAGGTGCTCCTCCGGGGAGAGCAGCGACGTGTCCGGACCAGCGATGAGCAGGTCCGCGATGTAGGCGCCCATCACGAGGCCGACGAGCCCGGTGACGAAGCGGGTGAGGTACTCCTGCTCGCTCTTCGCGCTCTGGTACATCCGGGCCACGGCGTACTGAATGCTCGCCACGATGGCGATGCCGAGCAGGATGGCCGCTACGGTGGAGGCCTTGGTGTCGTAGAGCGACGGGTACATCCGCTTCGCGGGCTCGACAGCGGCCACCGCCGTAGCGAGCTCCTCCGCCTGCTTGCGCGTCTCCGCCACCTGCTCGACGAGAACGGGCGCCGCTTCGACAGGGGCGCTCGGAGCGTCGTCGAGGCGACTCGGCCCCGGAGGCTCTCCGCCCGGCACATCGACAACGAAGTCGGGGGCCTCGGTGCCCTCGGTGAGGATCTTCTCTTGGCGGTCCATGATGCTCCTAGATGTCTTCGACCCAGACGATGGATGCGCCCACGTCGTTCGCGCTGGCGCTCGTTGCGGTGATGGTGAGGTAGTCGCCTGCCTGGAGAAACAGGTCGATGTCGGTGAGGGTCTCGGTCGAGTTTCCGTTCTTGTTCACGGCGAACGCGTAGACGAGCTTGCCCGCACCGACGCTGAACGCAGTGGCGTTCTGGTCGTAGGACGCAGCCGAGGTGGTCGCGTTGACGTTCTGCCAGCGAGGCGCGGTCAACGTGCTGTTCTTGTAGACCTTGAACAGGACGTCCTTCGTCCCGTCGCACGACACCGAGATGCGGTCGATCTGAAGCTGCGCCGTCGACTGACGGTTGAGGTACACGTTGTTGGCGCGGAGGGAGAGAATGGGGGTCTCTGTCCCGGCGCCCGTTGTGACGGCAACAGGAGGCACGGCGAACTGCGCGCCGAGAAACCGAACCGGCCCCTCAACAAACGCTCCACCCGACGCCCCACGCATGGCCACCGAGGTTCCCGTACCTGTGTTCCGGCTCTCCCAGGTCAGGTAGAGGTTCGGGTTGCGAAGCACCGTGCTGGTGCGCGTGTTCGCGTTGCGGATGACGTGCACGAGCTGAGGACGTCCCGTGAGCCCGTTGACGACGTAGAAGAAGGCGTCGCCGTAGCCGAGGTACTGGAACTGCACCCCGTAGACGTTGCCCTTCGTCGGGTCAATGGTCTGTCCGCTGGGCCCCGTACCGTCAAAGCGGTCGACGTTCCACGACGACTGCGCGATGAACTGCTCGGTGGGTGCGGTGCCCGTCGTCAGGATGGCGAACGTCGCCGCCATCCCCGTGGCGCCCGCGGCAAACGTCGAGGCGCCCGCAGTGCCAGCCGTCTTGCGGGCGAAGTACACGACGTTGGCGACCGCCTGGGCACGCCAGCCGCCCGCCGTCTGCGAGTAGTCAGCAGCCGCGATCTGGCTTGCGGTCACGCTCGTGTTGCCGCTCACCGTGACGGCCACGACGACGGGCGTACCGCTGTCGAGGGTCACCGTCACGTTGCCACCCGCCGCGGGGGCCACCGTCACGGTGAGCGTCTGGACCTCGACCGTTGCCGCCTCAGTGTAGAGGATGCCGAACGCAGTGCCGTTGTAGCCGAACTGGTAGCCCGCCTCGATGTTGTAGAGGCCCGCCATCTGGCGGTTGCCGGCCGACCCGGCGGTGAAGCGAGCGGTCCACTTCGCCATCGTGGCCTGGCCTGCGCGGTACTTCGCGACTTTCTTCGACGTCAGACGGGCGTACCCGTCTACCGCCGTGCCGCTGGTCATCACGGCCTCGCCATTGGCGGTAGTGACAGAAGCCCCAGCGCCGTACACGTCCGTCGTCACGAGCAGGGGGTTCAGCCCGTAGACGAACGCAACCTGCGAGGTCGGAGTGGGCGTGACGGTCTCAAGCTCGCCGAACCCGGAGAGCGGCCCATCAATGGTCACTCCTCCGACGGCCGGCCTGCCAGGGAAGATCTGCTGGCTCACGGGCTAGCCTTCTTCGCCTTGGCCTTCACGGAGGCGAGCTCCAGCTTGCGGATGCGCTTGTCCATCTCCTCCGGGTCGAAGTCATCCGGAAGGGCGAGAGACGCGCGCTCGCTCTTTCCGACGCGTGCCTCGAGGGCCGCGATCTTCGCGTCCACCTCGGCCTGCTTCACCACGCACGGAGGAGGCTGGGCACCGTTGAGCCCGGCCTTCTGGGCCTCGAGCTCCATCTCCTTGAGCTTCTGCTCGTGCTTCTGCTCCGAAAGCTTGGTCCAGAACTTCCAACCGGCGGCCCCGCCAGCAACGGCCAGAAGCGCGAGGATGACCGCGAGGCCGCTGTTCCCGCCAGCCGCACCCACCACCTTGGTGAGGTCGTCGCTGATATTTTGCGGGATGGGTTGCTCGACAACAGCCTCAGTGATACCGGAGGGCTGAGGGGCGGGTGCAGTGGTGCTGTCCTGACTATGAGCCGGGTCGGCAGGAGCGGCGGCCACGGGCGCGGCAACGGGAGCCGGCTGGGCGGCAGGCTGAATGGGAGGCACGGTGGTGTCCATGATGGAAGGCTCCTGGTCGTGGTACGGGATGGAGAAGACGAAGCCCTGCGGGATGTCGCAACCGTGCAGTTCTTCCGCGCTCTGAGGGTTCACCCACAGGCGCATACGAGCGACAAGGCTGTCGCAGATGGACGTTTCGAGTCCGCTGTCGAAGCCCGTGTCCATGTTAGTCGACGAGGTCGCGCGCGACCTTGGCCGCGAGCGGTAGGAGATGCTGCTTCAGCAGCTCCTTCATCTCTTCCTTGTCGAGCTTCTTCTGGCCGCGCTCGTCTTCCTTGAGAGCACGCAGAATGAACTGCGCCATGTGGAAGGCGTCGTTGCCGATGTCGACCATCTCGACGGGAGTGATGGGCATGATGCGGCTCCTATGCGGGCTGTTCCGGGTCGGGGTCTGGAATGACCTCTTCCCACGTTTCGACGTAGACCCGGGGAAACTCCCAGGCCTCCTCGACGGCTCGAGCCTGGAGCTCGGACGGCACACCGCGGACGACGGCGACGCACGACTCCGCCTGCGCGAGAGCGAGGTTGTCCTCGATGGACGCGTCGATAGCGATGATAAGAAGGCGCTGGCTGCGCTCGATGACCATGCTAGCCCCCGAAGCTCACGATGTAGACGCTACCGGCGGTCCCGTTGGCGCCGTTGGTCGCGCCTGCGCCAGACGCCGTACCGCCGGTACCACCGTTCGCGGTGATCGTTCCGACGCTGGCGTAGGGCGTACCGGTCGTGACCATGACGAGCCCGCCGCCACCTCCGCCTCCGCCCGCACCGTTGTTGCCCGCGGGGCAGTTGGCGTCCCCGCCGTTCCCGCCGTTGGCGGAGATGCGCCCGTTGTTCACGAGGTTCTTCGCGAAGAGGACCACGATGCCCGCACCCGAGCCACCGCCGCCAGAGATGGAGGTACCTGGGACAGTAAGCGTGATCGCTCCGCCCCCTCCGCCGCTCCCGCCTCTTGCGGGGAGGCCCGGCTGGCGCCCAGACGGCCACATCTGCGTGATACGTGCGCCGGTGGCGAGCTGCGTCGTGGTGCCCGCCGCCCCCGCCGCGCGTGTCGTGCTGTTACCGCCCGCTCCGCCGGTAGGCAGGAGCTGGGACTGGTTGTAGATGTTGTTGACGACGGACCCGCCCACGAGGCCGTTGCCGGCCTGGACAGTGGACAGGTTGTAGCCAGCGCCGCCGGCCCCGCTCGAGGCATCGAGGTAGCCTCGAACCGTGAGCGCCGCTCCCTGCACGTTCGCGACGGCGCTGTTTCCGTCGTCATTCATCGACCCGCCAGCGTCGATGGTGAGGGTGCCGCTGACCAGCACACGGTACCCCGCCGGCTTGTAGACGCTCGTCGACGGGATGTAGACGTCGCCCCACATGCGCTCCTGCGTCTGCGTGTAGGTCGAGCCGGGCGTCACCGAGAGGTTTCCGTCGAAGCCGTTGCCGAACAGTCCTGCGAGCACGGGAACCGACCCGTGCGTATGGTCTGCGCGAGCGTAGGCCGTGCTCACACCTACGACGGGCGACTGCCCGTAGCTGGTCGAGCTCACGACGGTTGACGCAGGCGTGCCGCCGCCACCGCCGCCCCCGTTGGTCAGCACCCACTCGGCGGCTCCGACAGAGCTGTCGGCGCAGACGTAGACATCACGGGGGGACGTGAGGCTGTTGATCCACATGCCGCCGACCACGAAGCCTTCGGATCGGTCGTCCGTCGCCGAGGGCGCTCCTTCACGGATGACGGCCGGGTACTGGGTATAGCTCATCAGATCACCCACCAGTTAGTGCCGTCCGTCGTGAACGTCGCGCTGGCATAGCTGCCGGCGGCGAGGACGTAGGTCGCGGCGCCGTCGATAGTGCCGCCCAGGCTGCCCACGGTGACGACGTTCGCGCTGTTGTTGATGCGCTTGACCGTGATCAGCCGTCCCGCCAAAGAGCCAGAAGCGATAGGAAGGTTTATGGTCTGGGCCCCTCCCGGATTCGCGAACACCACACAGTCGATGAGAGACACGGCGTAGGGCGAAGCCGCAGTCGTGACCTGCTGTACGGACAGCCGCTGAACAACCGTCGACCCCAGGACCGACAGCACCGCGCTTCCGCCAGCGTTGTTGTCGATGATGAGCGTTCCGGCGCTAGCCCGGCGCAGCCGGACATCGACTGCGGTTGAGGCCGGGCCCCAAGTGTGCGCGCCGTTCGCGTCGACCGCGAAACGCGCGTTCGCGTCTGCGGCGAGCGCGACGTCGAGTACGTTGTCGGTAGCCGCCAGCGGCGTGACGCGCACGCCCAGGTTGGTCCCCGTGTTCGCGACGGTCAGCTTTCGGTTCGCGACAGACGCCGCCGATGCTCCGACAGTGACCGTGTCGGTCCCGGTCGTCAGGTACGCAACGGCGCCGCCATCGGTCCAGCCCGGATTCGGAGGAGTGCCGTGAGAATGGTCGCCACGGGCGTAGTCGGTCGAGACCCCGACGACGGGGCTCTGACCAAAGCTCTGCTCGCTGACAACCGAGGACGCAGGGGTCCCGGCACCACCGCCAGTAGCTTGCGGAGTCGGAAAAACCTGCGTCCCAGCCATCAGATCACCTCGTAGCTGATCTCATAGTCGAAAGCGTTGTCGGCGCCAGCGTTCGGGCCGGGCTCGAGGAAGAACTGCCCCGAGGTATCCGTCTGGAACACGACGCCGGCACACGCCACATCGAAGAGCGTCGCCACCGCAGTGGAGCTCCCCTCGAACTGCATGTTGATGCTTCCAGCAGCCGCGCCGGAGAGGTTGTAGAGGCGGGGCGTGAACGTCGCCGCGGTACCGGAGGTCCGCTTGACCTTGACCCGCAGCACGTTGACGGTGGCGATACCGCCACCCGTGTCGATGGTGAGGTCCGTCGTGGCCGCGTAGTTCGTCAACGACCCCGTCACGGTGAAGACGTTGCCGATGGAGGTGCAGGAGGCGGAACCGCCGGAGCCGGAGCAGGACATGGTCTACCTCTTTCCGTTGATGAGGGCTTCCTCGATGCGCGCCAGGCGGGCGTCCATCTGGTCCATCTGGACCTTGAGCGCCGCGACGTCGGTCTTGAGCGCGGCGACATCGGCCTTCACAGCTTCACCGCAGTCGTGGTGCAGGGGCGCAGCGACGGCGGCAGGTGGCTCTTTGGGGCCGAACTCGTGCCATGTGAGGTAGGAGCCCCCACCACCGAGCAGCACAACCAGAACCCACGCGGGGAGCTGGATCGGCTTGTTGAAGTTCACGCCCGTCTCTACGATCTGCGTCGTCATCGTTCAGCCCCCCTCTTACGGCGTGCCAGAGTCGATTTCAACGATGAGCTCGTCGCCCGAGGTCGCCGGGTTCGTCTTGACCACAACACCCAGCGTCGCCGCCGCAGCAGTCCCGATGACCTCGAACTCAAGCACCGCCACGAGGCTCTCGCCGGGCACGAACGTCTGGGCGGGCACGTTCGTCACGATCTGGTTGTCGACGTAGTTCGCGATGCCGGCGATGGAACGCGTGGCGCCGGAACCCTTCACCAGACCGTTGATCGTCGAGACGTTGCCGGCGGTGTCCTTGCGGCGGATGTCGAGATTCCAGCGGCCCGTGGCGCCGGCGCCAGCGCCCGCCGTCGTGCCCCACGACACGCGAGCCCGAACCTGGCCGGCGAAGTTGACGTTGTAGGCGCAGCGAAGGCTGTAGAAGAGGGAGAACTTCACCCCAGCCGCGTTCGTGTCGATGCTGCTGATGGTCGTCGTGGCCTGCGAGACGCTCTTGTTGAGCGCCTTGCCGGGGATCAGAACACCGTCGGTGTAGGCCACAGTCGCCGTCGCCGTAGACGGCGGGGCGGCGTACCAGCCTCCACTGAACTGAGTGACGGAGTCAGCCATGCCTGTGCCCTCTTTCGGCAAACGGTATCACAGGTCGAAAGAGGGCGCTAGGTCAGCGTTCTAGATGAACTTTTAAGCGCGCCAGTGCTGGCGCACGTTGCCGTTCGCGGTGCCGGCGTTAAGCTTCACCACCAGATACAGCGTCCCGAGGACTTCCGCCGCCAGAGCCTGGTAGTGGTAGTCGAGGTCGATGCACGCGATAGCAACCCCCTTCGTGGCGGTCGTGAGGCCGAAGACCACGTCGGCGGTGTAGACCGTCGTGACGGGGATGTCGCCCGCGGCGTCGCGCGCCAAGTAGAACGTCACCTTCGACGCGCCAGCGGCGATGGTGTCGAGCTCGAAGTTGATGTTCTTCAGCAGCGCGAACGGAGGGACCGCCGCGGTGCGCGCGCAGTTCGTCTGGTCGGCCGTGAGAGTGAACACCTGGTACGCCGCCGTGAGCGCGGCCTGGTGCTTGTAGCTGATGCCTGCGTGGTTGAAGCCGCCGTAGCGGGGATCGGATGCCATGTGTACCTCCTACATCTTCTTGGTGGACTCGAGCTTCGTGGGCTCCTCACGCCGAATGACGGCCTGCGGCGAAACCAGTTCTACATCAAGGCCGAGCGCCCCGCGCGACCAGCTCAGGATTTCTCCGCGCAGGTCGGAGCGCTCTAGCGGGTTGGCTTCGTAGCGCAGCAGGAGCGCGTTGAGCTCGCCCAGCGGCGAGTTGTCGAACGCCACCGACCACGTCCCGCCGGGGATGTAGTAGCGCTGGTCCTTGACGATACCCACATCGGGGTACTGCTTCTGGAGCTCGCGAATCCGCTGCGCCTCCTCGGGGGGCAGGCCCATCAGCTCACCACGGTCGGGGTCGACGACGAAGGGGTCGGAGATCTCGGGGATGCGGATGAACGTCGTCCCGAAGGCGTCGTCCATCATCTTCCCGACGAAGGGGTGGATCTTCGTCACACCCTCGGCGGCGCCCGCGAGGCGCTTCGAGACCTTGCGCGGCGGCACCGCATCGCTGACCGAGCCCGCGAGCAGCGGGGCGATGAGCGGGGAGCGCGCCGGGTCAGCGATGGGCTCGAGCACACGAGTGAGCTTGACCTCGTCCATGCCGCCCTGCGTCAGGTCGCCGCCCATCAGGAAGTCGACCGGAGCCGCCCCCATCAGCATGTACGCTGCGCTCACCTGGGTCAGGTGGCGGAAGCCGGCCTCGATGGAGGACTCGGGGATGAACAGCTCCATGTAGGAGTGGTCGTCGCCGGCCATCGAGTAGTACATCCGCACAGCCTCGGTGCGGGGGAACGGGATGGCGGCGCCGATGCGGTCGCGCATGTAGGTCGGACGCTCGGACTTGCTGGGCCGCGCGACGGCGAAGGCCGCGAAGCGCTGGAAGTCCGCGAACCCGCCGCTCATGCGGAGATCCTGGAGGTTCTCGGCGAGCTCGACGAGCTTGCCCTCCTCCACCATGCGACCACGTCCCGCGAGCAGCATGCGCATCGCGCGCTTGGCCTCGGGAGGCGGCTCGCTGTTCGGGTAGGACTCTTCGAACCGCGTGATGACCGCGTAGTAGGACGACTGGAGCTCCGGCGGCATGCTCTCGACGTCGATACCGTACTCGCCCCCGACCTCGTTGTAGAGGACCTCCGCCAGCGCATCCATGCCGCGCTCACGCGCCCGCTTGATGCACATCATGCGGTACGCGCCCCACGGGCTGAAGATGTTGTTGAAGACCTGCTGGTTGGCGTTCTTCTGGAAGGCCCAGAAGGGGAACATGATGCCCACCAGAATCGAGCGGTCGGCCTTCGTCATGGACTGACTGTAGTCGTAGAGGGCCTGCGTCGTGAGCCGCGCCGCCGTGCGGGGGTCGTAGCCGACCTCCATGAGCGACACCATCGCGCCGAGGCGCTCACGCTCGCCCCAGGCTTCTGCGGTGTCCGACACCGTGGTCTGCCAGTCGGCGAGGAAGTCACGGATGCGCGACTTGCCCGTAGCCGTGGTGAGCGTCCCGCCCGAGCCCGTGAGGGTCGGAGAGAAGAACAGCGCGCCCTCACGCTCGATGGCGTTGGCGAGCTGGCGCGTGTCGTAAGACGCGAACACGCGCTCCTGCACCGCGATGTCGCGGATGTCGCGGTAGCGGTAGACCTTGCCACCCACCACGAAGCCGCCGTCAACGCCCTCGAGGATGGGGTTCACCTCGATGCGGTACTTCGACACGCTGAAGAGCTTGCCGATGTGACCGGCGGCTCGGTCGCCCTGCTTCTGGAGCATCGCTCGCGTGCGCTCGAGCACATCACGCGGGACCATGCCGCCGACCACCGGAACCTTCTGCGCCGCGTCCACGAGCTGCTGCCAGAACGGCAGCACCATGAGGTCCTGCGCCAGCACGCGGGTCAGCGACACCGCGGCCACACCGAAGCCGTTGGTGATCGCCATCTGGATGAAGTGGTCGACCGTGTTCGCCATGAAGTACTTCGGGCGCAGCACGAACGAGCCACGGGTCATGCGGGTCTTCATGTAGCGGTACGTGATGTTGAGCGCGTCGCCACCCGTCACCGCCGTGGTCGGGCGGTAGACCGAGCGGGCGAGGGCCTGTCCCATACGCTCACGCGCCATGCGCGGGATGTACATGTCGCTCGCGAGCACCTGGTCGGCCACGAACTCGGGGTTGTAGCCGTAGCGGTCCACGACGCGCTGGATCTCCTCGGTAAAGCGCGGGTCCCACTGCTCGCCCGCGATCCACTTCGTGAACGCCTTGTAGGCGTCCGGGGTGATGCCGAGGTTGAGCTTGACGAGGATGTTCTTCCCGAGTGCTGCCGAGCCGTAGCCCCCCACGAGCGCGGCGACGCGACGCGCCGCCTCTTCGCTCTTGTAGATGGACCCGACGTCGGTGAGGAAGACCTCCGCCGCGTTGACCGAGCTACCCGAGAAGAGTGCGCCGCCACGGCTGGTGTTGCCGGCGATGTAGCTCATCGCCTCAACGAGGCGCATCTCGTGCGTGGGCCGCGGGGTCGGAGAAGCCTCGACCGCCTGGCGCATCGCCGTCGCCAGCGCCGCGCCGAAGTCCGTCTCGTTCTCCTTCGTCTGGAGGTAGAGGAGCTTGTTCACGGCGCTTACTGCCGCGTCCTGCGTCGACTGGCGCGCCGCGTCAGCCAGGCGGAACGTCGCACCGTTGTTGTCGAAGCCCAGTAGCTCCAGCGCGCGGTTGCGCTGCGCGCCGGCCGGCTGGTTGAGCGCGTCGCACAGCAGCTCGAGGCCCTTCTTCTCTTCCGGGTTCAGCGAGTCGATGGCCCGCTTGAACATCTGACGCACTGAGCCCATGTAGTCGTGGCCCGCCGACACGATGGGGCGGCCCGCCAGACGACGGATGTCGCCCTCGCCACCAAGGTAGCGGTAGAGCACAGAGCTACGACCAACCTCGAGCGCGTCGTTGGTGAGCGACACGGTGTCGCCGACGCTCTGCTCGACGACGGCGACCGTCGTGTTGATGGCGTTGCGGAGCTCCGGCGGGAACCCGCGCATGCCGTTCTCGCCCACCACGTCGCCGCCGAAGAACGTCGCGGCGACAACGCGCGACGCCTGCTTCGCCTTACCGGTGAGCATGCTGTCATCGTCGTTGTGCGCGATGGCGCTCCGCAGCGACTCGACCGCGTCGTCCTCGGGAACCGCCGCGGCGGAGGTCCTCGAGCCGGTGAGGTCGAGCAGGATGCCCTTCTTCCGCGCCGCAGCGACGGCCGTGTCGACCTCGCGCGCCGCCTGGAGCTCTGCCAGGTCGTCGAGGCTCCAGTCCTTCTTCCCGAGCACGGGCACCGGGAACGAGACGTGAGGTGCGTTCGCCGCGGCCTTGTTGCGCTGGGCCGTGGTGAACTGCTTGGCGAGGTCCTCCACCGAGGACATCGGAATGCCCTTGCGCTGGGCCTCCTTCGACAGGACATCGAGGAACCCGGTCTCCTCGCGCGCGTTTGTGCCCAGGATCTCCTTGCGGAGGACCTGCTTGATGGATGCGCCCGACTGCTCCGAGGTCTCGGAGAGGAGCTTGTCAAAGACCTGACGGACCTCCGGCTGGAGGTTCACTCCAATAACCGGGTCGGAGATGCCGCGGTAGATGTTCGCGATGGTCGTCTTGAGCGTGTCGAAGGCCGACTGGACCGCCGGGTTGTTCGGCGCCACACCCGCGCGGACGTACTCCTCGAACGCCTTGGCGAAGAGCTCCTCGGCCTGTTCGACGTCCGCGGGCGACCCCTCGAACTCGCCGTACCGATGGCCGGTGATGCCGACGCCGCGGCTCATCACCCACTTCGCGATGGCGTTCATGTCGTCCTGGTCGAGGACGTTGCGGCGCACGACGTGCGCGACCTCGTGGAGCACCGTCGAGGCGTCCGCCCCCTGGAACAGGATGATGACGCTGCGGCCGTCCGCCATGAGCTCGGTGACGCCCTTTACGTCGCCGGTCGGGCTGATCTGCTTGAGACCGCGGCCTTCCTCGGGAGCCTGCGCGAAGCTCTCACGAAGCGCCCGCTCCGCGTCCCCTCGAGCGCGGAACTCTGCATCCGCCGCCTTACTGAGAAGACCCTCAAGCTCGCTCTGCTTGATGGCGTCCTCCTCGGCCGCGGCGAGCGTCTCGAGCTTAGAGCTGAGGTTCTCGTAGACCCGGACCTTCTCAGCCGGCGCCAGGGTCGACGCCGCGATCTCGCCGAGCAGCTTGTCCGTCGCCTTCGGCGAGCGGAGCTTCTTCACGTCGGCAAGCGCCTTCTTGAGACCTTCCGACATTTCTTCGGCAACGACGGGCGCGACAGCCGCCGGCGTGATACCGGAGGGCTGAGCGGGGCCCGCGCTTACTGCTTCTTCGACCTTGGTGGTCGCGCTGCGAATCTGGTCAGGATCGAACGCGACGTACTGCACGTTGCCGCGATTCCAGTCAGCCACGATGCCGTCGAAGCCGACCTCGCGCAGCGCAGCGTTGACCTCGTCAGCCGCGCGCCACGCCGCGTCGCTGCCCGTTAGTCCGCGGACCTTCGCCAAGTCCTTGGACAGATCCGTGAGGACGCCTGCGTAGGGCCTGTCGATCTCGCGCAGGGTCTTCTCGGGGATTCCCGCGTCGCGCATCTTTCCGATGAACCGGTTGAACAGCTCGGGGTCGGTCTTCGCCGACTCGATCTCGTTGAACGGGCGCTTCAGCGACAGGTAGTACGCCCCGACTTCACCGCCAGGACGGAACCCCGCGAACTCCTCCGCGAGGCCGACACCGCCGAAGTACGCCCCCGGCCCGAGTTGGACCGACCCCGCCTTGGCGGCGGTGGGGATCACATCTGCCGGGGTTCCGCCGCGGTACACGATCAGCGGGGTGCCGGCGTCGTCGACGACCTGAGACCCGCTGAACCACGACGCGAACTCCGGCGCGGCAGTCGTCTGCGCCTTGGCCGATTCCGCTGCGTCGCGGGCGGCCTTGCCCGAGGAGAACGTAGACCCGCGGTGCGGCGCCGCGGCCTCGACCCGGGCTGCGGGCGGAACAGCCTCAGCAGCCGCCGCGGCAGGGGCCTCGGCCTTCGGCTCGACCTGGAACACGGGCTCGGCCGCGACAGGCGCCTCCTCGGCGACCTCCGGGGCGACGCGCTCCGCGGCGGGAGCCTCGACCTTGGCCGTGGGCTCGAGCTCGGCGAGGCGGGCACGAGGCTCCTCGATGTTGCGCTGGAACGCGGCCTCACCCTCGGCCAGACGGCGCTGGATGTCTTGCTCGCCACGAACCAGTTCGGCGCGGATTCGACGCCGCGGAATCTCCCGAGTGGGCTCGAGGAGAGATGCGGTCACTTCAGTCGTGGGTTCGGCTTCCTCGAAGAGACGCGCCGTCGGCTCGGGGGTCTCGCCGCTCTGGAACAGACGCTCGAAGCCAGCCGAGCGCTGCGCCGGAGTGAGGCGCTGCGGGGGCAGCGCTTGGGTCATCTCGGCGGCCATCTCCTCGGGCGCACCGGAGGCCACGCGCGCTTCGACGGCGCGAGCGATGTCCTCGTCGCTCATCGTCGCGGGCAGCGCCTGCGTGATGTCGAGGTCGATCTCCTCGGGAACGGGCGGGAACACGCGAGGCGTCGGCAACATCTGGGGCTGCGACACGACCGCGACCGGTGCGCCCTTGATGGCGGGCTGGCCCGCCTTGACGCGCGCCTCCATCATCTTCTCGGCTTCGTCGACGCCACGGCGCATCGCAGCCACAGGGTTGAGGCCCTGCGGGGCCTGGATGCGGCTGAGCTTGTCGCCGACGAGAACGTAGATGGTGAAGGCCTCGTCGACCTTCGGCTGGTCTACGACGACGCGGACGTCGCCCACCGCGACGGCGCGCGAGACGGCGCCGTCACGAGCCGCGCTGAAGATGCCCGTCTGGAGGCCCTGCGCGCCATAATAGTCCCGCGCGTTGCGCGAGACATCGCTCAGGATGGTCTTCGCCTGCGCGAGGTCGGTGACGTCCTCCTCGATCATCAGGACGGGGAGCTTCGCGACGAACTGAGCCGCGAGGACGCCGTGGGGGCTAAGCCCGGCCGCCGCCGTCAACTTGGTCGCCGCCGCAGCGGCGGCCTGCCGGGTCATCGCCGTAGGCGCGGTCATCACCGCGGGCGCGCCCATGAGCGCCGGCGGCATCGCCGGAGCGGCGGCCGTGGGCGCGGCGGGAGCGGCGGGAGCGGCGGGAGCAGGAGGTGCGCCACCGGCAGCAGGAGCCGCGGGCGCGGCGGGAGGAGCGCTGCCGCGGGGACGGCCCGTGTACTTGAGGATCTCAGCGTCTGTCGCGTCGCGGATGGTGGGCAGCAGCTCACGGTAGAGGTCGAACGAGTCGACCCCGCGCTTCTTTGCCTCGGCGACGACCAACTGGTCGACAACGGTGACCGCACCGTAGGCGTCCTTGAAGTCCATCTCGGGGCGCGCGTTGCGCACCTGGCGCAGCCACAGCACACCGCCAGGAGAGAGGCGGATGGGGTCGCCGCCCGGCGTCTTCAGCGACACGTCGTCGAAGACGTTGAGCGGCTCAACGCGGAGCTTCGCCTCCTTGGCGATCTCCTCACGCAGCAGCGCAGCACCCGTGGCGCGGGCCTCGTTGTTCTTCTCGATGGCGGCGATCACGCGGTCGAAGAGCGCGATGTCTGGGGTCTGGAGGTCGACGACCGTCTTGCCCTTGATGCCGGTCAGCTTGCGGTCGAGTCGACCGCGAAGCTTGTTCTTACCCGGCGTGTAGACCACCTGCCGGATGATGTTGTACTTGGCCTGCCCGTACTCCGGGTGCGCCTTGAGATCCTGGCGCACGAGGTCGGCGAAACGCTGCTCGTCCGTAAGAGCGACGGGCGCGTGGGTCGCGACGATGTCGGCGATCTCGTCGATCTGCGCAGGGGTCAGCACACCGGCGCCGCCGATGACGGCCTTGCCGAGCACGTCGCGCGTCGTGCCGCGGGCGAAGTTCTGGGCGTACTCGTCGATGCTCTTCGGCGCGTTGGCGATGTAGGACTGCTTGGCCGCAGCCGCGCGGTCCATCAGGTCGTGCGTGTCGAAAAGGCCCGAGTAGGTGGGCAGCGGGACGTGCTTCTTCGGGAGCTTGCCCGAAACGATCTCCTTCCGCTTCGACGGATGGAGGAAGACGCGCTCGGCCGCGAACTCCTTGGACGACGGGATCTGCGAGCCGATGAGGGACGCCATGTCCTCGCGCAGGATGTCGGTGTTCGGGTCCACGAGCTCAATGAGCGACGCGGCGTTCGCGTCGTAGCGGTCGAGCTGGTCGGCGAGGCCGGGGGAAAGCTCGCGCAGCGCCTTCTCGGCGTCCGTCGCCTTGACGTAGTCCTTCGCCTGGCGCGCCTGCGCCACGGTCTCGAGGAGGCCGATGGCCTTCGCGCCATTCTTCTTCACGTCGTAGGCGCGCTTCGCAAGCTTGCCCGCCTTCTGGGCGGCGCCGCCCGCGAGCAACAGATCGGGCGAGAACGCCGAGGCGAGGAAGCCCGCGGCCATCGCGGGATAGCGGACGTAGGCGGACTCGTCCTTGGTGTGCTCGATGGCGTACTCGAAGAGGTTCGAGCCGGCTTGGATACCGGTCGCCGCGTCTTGCCCCTCGAGCTTCGCGACGAGCGCCTCCTGCGGGATGTCGATGACGCGGAACAGCACACCGAGCGGGCTCTCCTGCCGGTAGACCGCCTGCTGCTTGTTGTTGATGCCGACGAGCTCCACGTTCGGGCCGAGCGCCGCGAAGAAGCCAGGGGCCTTCGCACCCTCGGTCACCTCAACGTCCTGCATCGTGATGGCGGGCGTCCACTGGCCGATGGTCTTGTAGGCCAGCACCTCGTTGATGGCGCGACGGCGGAACTTCGGGAAGAGCTCCTCCGCCTCGGCGCTGCCCGGCGCAGCGCCCGCGCGCTGAAGCAGGTCGAGCGTGCGCTCGGTGATGTACTGCTGGGTGTTGCCCGTCGCAACGCCACGCCCGTAGAGGTCGTAGATGCGAGACGCCTTGGGGTCCTTCTGGAGAGCCTCCGCCAGCAGGGAGCTCGCGAGGTAGCCGTACTCGCCGGGCTTCGACACCTCGGGCAGCTCGGTGGAGGTGCCCGCCGCCATGTAGCCGCCGGAACCCAGCACAGACCCCGCCGCGGCACCGACACCCGCACCAATGGGGCCGCCCGCCGCGCCGAGCATTCCACCCGCCGCGGCTCCGCCACCGCTGAGGCCGCGGTCGGCGCCAGACTTGATCAGCTCAATGGGGCGGTCGTCCGCCTCGCCGCGCTGGGCCTTCTCCACGGTCTCGGCCGTGCGCCGGAACACCGCGAGGCGCTCGTCCTGGGGCAGGAAGCCGAGAACACCGCGCTCGCGGCCAGCCCGCATGATCTCATCGAACGTGCGCCCCTTGGTCTTCGCCTTGTCGATGCTGTCGAGGTCGACACCTTGGGCCTGCGAGATTCTCTCCAGCTCGCTTTCCTCCATGCCGAGGAGCTGCGCCGCGTTCTTCTTCGCGGTGCGCACACCGACACCAGAAGCGTCGTATACCTTTCGCCAGTCGACCTCCTTTTGGAGGTCCGGAGGCAGAACGATGTCGGCGGCGGGCGGCGACTGGGGCGCGGCGCCGGGCTGGGCGCGCGGCGCGCCAGCCTTGACTTCGGCAGAAACTTCGGCAGGAGTTGGGAGTTTGGCCTTGCGCAGTGCGGCCGGAGCCGTTATCTTCGGGGAAGAGGGGAGTGCGCTCTTCTGAACCTTGGCCTTCGTGGGCTCGGCAGGCGGGAGCAGAAACGACGGGATGCCGCCGGCACTCTTCGCGGGTGCGGGAACCGGAGCAGCGGGGGTGGGCGCCACGGCCTGCTGTGCGGTGGGCGCCTGCGTCGCCGCCTTCTCGCTCGCCAGGGCCGCCTTCAGCTCTTCGTAGTTGCGCGCCATGCTTCACTCCGTCTCGGCGCTCGTAACACAGACGCACGAACGCCGCCCGCATCGTAGCATAAACCACGGCGGATACGGCGCTGGTGCTGGCGCATGCGCTACTTGATGGCGTCGATGTCCTCTTCGGAGTACCCCGACCGGCGCAACGTCTCTCGCAGGTCGGCGACCCGCTGGAGGCTGTCACGCATGTACTTTTCATAGCTGCCCAGCGACGCGTCTGGCGTAGTCGCCTGACTGGCGGCGGAGACGTAGCCTTCGGCCAACGTGTCGTACCCGCGCTGGGCGGTGCGCAGCTCCGCTTCCTTGGCGCGTGCGTTGGCGGCAAACTCGGCCGGCGAGCCTCCGATCTCCACGACAGACGGGTTGGGGTAGACCACGAGTTCCTGCCCCGTCCGTCCCGACGGGTTGCGCACGACAGCCCCCTTGGACTTGCCGAGTATCTCCCAGTCTGGCAGGCGGCTTTCTACGCCGTACCGCAGTCGCGCTCGGCCTTCCGGGGTCACCGCCTCGTTGATCGTCTCCCCGATGAAGCGTCCGGCCGCGGTGCCTACGTCGGCCGCCAGGACCGGAACGGCCAAGTTCGACGCGCCGAGCGACGCTAGCGTGGCCCCTCGCTTGAGGGGGTCGTACCAGGAACGCCGCTCCGCCGCGCGACGGATCGCCTTCTCCCGCAGGTCGCGGTACTTGCCCATGTCAGGTACTTCGGCGGCCGTTCCCGGAGCCACACCCCGCGTCAGGTCTGCTTGTTGCTGTGGCGTCAGCTCGGTGGCAACACCCGTGTCACGCGCGGCGCCGCTGTCGAAGATGCTCCGCTCCACGATGGCTTCGGCGCCGGGGACGGCCGGCTCCTGCTCGGGTGCCGGAGGAGGCGGAGGAGGCGGCGGGTTGCGCGGCGTGCCGCCCGCAGCCGCCTTGGGCTTGGCCGCGCCGCCACCGCCCGCCGGAGCGGTGGCCTTGGGCGCGGGGGCCGACGGGGTCGCCGGCTTGATGGTGCCAGGCTTCTCGAGCTTCCTTCCCATTATCGTACTCCTCCGTTGGTCGGAGCGTTACCCTGCTTGGCGCGCAGCGCCTGCTGGCGGAGCCGCTGGAACGTGGTGAGCGGCGTCGCCTCCTGCTTGGAGAAGGGCTGCACTCCGAAGGTCGTGAACGAACCCGCGCCAAGGTCTCGACCCATCGGCACCGTCTGCGGCTGGTTCGGCTGCTCGGACGCCATCTCGATGCTCGTGTCGAAGTTCAGCTCATCGTCCGCGGGCTTTGCGGGCGCAGGCTTCGTGGCTCCCACCGGCGGCTTCTTGGTAGCGGGCGGCGCGGCCGGCGGCGTCTTTCGCAGGAAACTCGGGCCAGTCTTCTGCTCTTCCGTCACCAGCTTGGTCGACGCCGGTGGCAGGATCTGCGAGCTGGGCGGTGCCGCTGCTTCGGGCTGGGCGGGAGCCCGCCTGCGTCCGAGCGACTCGACGGCGCGCCGGAGGAACGGCGACACGGCGATGTTCGTCTCCGTCCCGGGGAGCTGAAGAACCGGAGTTTCTCCTTCGATGTTAGAGCCCAGACCCTCGACCTTACCCGGCGTGGAGTCAAACAGACTGAGGTCGGTCCCGCGACGGCCGCGCATCCGCTCGCGCGCTTCGTCGGCCAGCGCGCGGACCTGCGCCGTGTAGGCGTCAGCGTCGAACTCAGGCATCTGACCGAGACCGCGACGGGCGAGGTCTCGCGCCTTGTCAGCCTCAGCCCGACGCGCCGTGAGCACCTGGGCGCGACCAGCGAGGTCACTGACCTTGGGGTCTACGTTCTTGTCGAGCAAGAACCCCATGATCTGCTCGTCGAGTCCGCGCTTGCGCGCCTCGTCGATAGACGGCAGACCGGTCTCGAGCGGAGCGTTGCGCGCGCTGTCGGGCAGCGGAGCAAGCGGCGGCAACGCAGGACGTGCGGCCTCGGCCTCCGCCCGTGCGCGGTCGCCACGAGCAGCCTCGCGGCTGGTGCGAATCTTCTCGACGAGCGTCGGCTCCGCGGCCGAAGGTCCAGCTTCGAGGCCCTCCTCGCCCGGCTTGCGCCGGAAGAGACCGCCAACGGTGGAGCTGACCGCACCCGCCGCGCGCTCGAGCCCCGTGGCGACCTTCTCACCGAACGAGGGGCGGCGCGCACCGTAGTCGATGCGCGTGACCTCACCCTCGCGGGTGACCTCGGGGCGAGGGCGGCCGACCGGAGGCGCCGTCACCATCGTGGGTCCGGCCGCCGGAGTGGGTGCTGCGGCGGGAGGCGCGATTCCAGCGGGAGCCGCGACCTTTTCGCCTTCCTTCAGCTTCGCCTCGAGGTCGCCAAGATTGGCGTAGGGCACGACCTTGGTGTCGAGCGTGCCGCCGGTGGGCGGGGCGACCATCTGGACACCGTCGACGTTGGCCTTGTAGGTCGCGCCGTCCTTGGTCTTGACGTAGGTCACGTCCTCCGCCGCCGGAGCCGCCGCGGGAGTCGGAGCCGCCGCGCCGCCCGTCGCGGCCGTCCCACCCGTGACGAGCAGGTCCTGGCGCTGGAGCTGCTCGGTGCGGGCTGCCGCAGCGGGGCTCGTCACAGCCTGTTCGCCGAGCGCGGTGAGCGGGGGCTGCGCCGCGGGACGCGCCGCAGGACGAGGCGCCTCGGTACGAAGCACCTGTTCCGTCGGCATCCCCGTCGCCCCGCCAAGCTCACGCTGCGCCTTCTCGGCGAGGCGAGCCTGGCGGCGCGCCCCGGGCGTCTTCTCGGCATCGGACAGAAGCACCTCGTACTTCGCGCCCTCGCCGAAGACGTACTGGCCACCGTTGATGCTGAACGCACCGTTGCCCATCGCGCCCAGCGTGCTCGCGTTGCGCTTGTCGCGGTAGCCCTCGAAGGTCTGAACGCCCAGACCCTGGATCTGGTCCGCGCCGACGACCTTGTACGGGGACGCCTTGTCGAACGCCTCCTGGTCGGCCTGCTCGTAGACGCCATACCGAGGGTTGCCGTCGGCATCGAAGAGCTGGGCCTTTCCGCCCTTGAGCTCGTCAAGCGTGAGGTAGTGCTGTGCCGTGTCGCCGTTGCCGTAGAACACCGCGGGCTTGAACGTCACCCCGGTGGGCGCCTCGCTGAGGGACCCGACGCTGCTGTCCGCACCCACAACGTAGTACTGACCGTCGGCCTTGAAGTAGTGGTTGCCATTGTCGTCGAAGGCGACCTCTACCTGCGGGTCGGTGAAGCCGAGCTTCTTCATCTCCTCTCGGTACGCCGCAGGGTCGACCAGCGAGCCGTCCGCACTGATCGCGTACTTTCCTCCGCCAAGATCCGACCCGGAGAGGAGACGCTGCCGCTCACCCTCGTTGGTGATGGTGACCTTGACCAGCTCACCCGTCGGCTGGGGCTTGCCCGCGAAGGGCCACGGGCTCTGACGGCCGGTGCGCGCCTGGTAGGCGAAGCGCAGGAGCGCCCGCTCGTCCTGGGGGCCGGGGACGTAGAGGACGTTGCCGTTCTCGTCGATCTGGGCCTGACCGAGCTCGTAGCCGTTGTCGCGCGCCCAGAGCTGGAAGTCGGGGTCCGCCATGATGCGGCCCATCTTCGAGCGGAGGCCCTCCTTGCCGACGCCGAACGCGACGTCGCGAAGCTGCTTCTCGCGCTCGAGCATGAACTGGTACTGGCTGTCGTAGGACTTCAGCGACTCGATGTCAGAGGAGAGCTCCTCGGGAGAACGGCCGACGAGGTAGCGGAAGCCGAGCTCGGCCTCGGCCATCTTCTTGCCCAGCTCGTCCATCTGCTCTTGCGTGACCTGCCCGCCCGCCGCGCTGAGCTGCTTCGCGTAGTCCGCGCTGTCCTTGATCTTCATGTTCGCCGAGCGAACCGCGGACTCGGACTGCTTGCCGGCGCGGATGAGCTCGCGCGCCTGCTGCTGGAGGGTGTCGCCGCCACCGGCGTCTTGGACGGCCTTCGCGGCCTGGTCCTCCGTCACGCTCATGATGTCGGGCGCCTTCAGCACCATCGTGGCCCACTGCGTGGCGAGCCCTGCGATCTCCGGCTTCGAGGCGTCGTAGCTGATGCCCTTGTCCGTCATCGCGCGCGTCAGCGCGGCAAGAGACGCCGCGGCCCCGGTGTTGCCGGGAGCCGTGCGGAACGCTTCCTTGGACGGCTCGAACGCTCGGCTGGTGTACTGAGTGCCCTGCGTCGCGATCTTGGTGGAGTTGTCCGTGAGGTTGTTGTTGCGGTCGACGAACTCCTGCAGCGAGACGCGCGCGTTCTTCCCCTTGGTCTCCTCGATCTTCGCGAGGAAGTCCTGGCTGGCCTTGATGTACCCTAGGCGGAGCTTCTTGTCCTCGATGCGCTCCTTGAGCCCCTGCGCGTCCTTGTCCTTGGAGTACCGGGCCAGGTCGCCGCTGTAGTCCTGCCACTCCTTCAGCACCGCCGGGTTCGGCGTCGGAAGGGTGTCGTCGTAGATGTTGTGGCGAGTGAGGTACGCCGCGTAGAGGGGGTTCTCGTAGCTAGGGGCCGCCATCACTTACCTCCGGCAGCGCCGAGCGCCGCGTCGTATGCTGCCTTCGCGGCCTCGACGGCCTTCGGGTCGCCGCCCTTCTCCGCCATCGCGAGCTTGGCCTTCGCGTCCGCCACAGCCTCGGTGAGCTGGGTCAGCTTCACCGCGGGGTAGGCGCCGACGCCTTCCTGGATCGCTGCGGCAGCCGCACCGCCGAGCATGCCGGCCGTCTGACGAGCCTCGTCGCGCTGACGAGACAGCCGCCCCATGACGTCTTGGAACCGCCGCTGCGCGACGTCCTGCGACAGTGCGTCGGCAGCTCCCGCCGCCTTCGCAAGCTGCTCGCCCTGCGCCGCCGCGATGCCGCGGAGGGCGTTGGTCTGGGCGCCGCTGCGCCCGAACCCGCCCATCGCCGCGGCCTGCCGCCGGAGGTTGGCTTCGGCACCCATCGTCTGCGCCTGGAGCGCCCGCTGCGTCCCGGCGAGCATGCCGCGCTTCTCCGCCTCGGAGAGACCGAGCTTGCCCTGCCGCAGCGCCTCGGTGTCCTTGCGAAGCTGCTTCTGGTAGGCCCGCGCCTCGGGGTCAAAGACCTCAGCGAGCTTCGCGCCCGCCGCACCGAACGCGGGAGCAAGCGCCTTGCCCCCGATACCGATCAGCGCGGAAGTGACCAGTGGTGCCATTCTTCACCTCGCGCCGAGTATATCGTGTTGCGCCGAGGCGCGCGACGGGCTACTTGAACATCACGAATCGGACGCCGCGGCTTCCGAGGGTGACGCGCGTGTGTATGGTCGAGATGACTTCGGCGTCACCATCGTTCGTCGGAGACTCGCAGAAGCGGCCCACGCCCACCATCGCCGTGAGCTCGTCCTCTTCGTTGTTGAAGTGGACCCGCGGCATGAAGAGCCGCACCGTCAGCTCGTGGTAGCCCTTGCTCACGCTGGTCTGGAGCTTCGAGAGCTCGAACCAGAGCGACGTCACGCGCTCGTAGCTGATCTCAGCCCCGGCTGACCCGGCGAGCGGAATCGCTAACGCGTTGATGTCGGCCGACACGGGGAGAGGACGGCGGAACGCGGGGTACTCCACTCCATCGACGTAGACACGCACCGCGACCTGTGGCACGTCGGCGCCGAACAGCGTCTCGTCCTGCGACTTCACGACGAACGGGCGCCACACCGACACGAAGAACGACCACTGCCAGACCACGGCGCTGACGTCGTAGGGCACGAGGACGCGCTGGCACAGTCCGCCGATGGGGACAAACGTAGGGTCATCCTCCTCGCGCTGAGCAAAGGCGTTGTTGTAGATGTCCATCGGCATGGTGAGGCTCTCGGCCCTCGCCATGACCGCTTCCTCCGACATGACGTGTTCGTCGCGAACGGAGAACGTCGCGTCGAGGTTGGCCTGCTCTAGGCCACCGTTCGGCTCGGACAGCACGCCTTGGCCCGCCGTCGTCGAGAAGATGTTCGCGTTGTGGCCCGCGATGTCGAGCGCTCCGGCGGGGTAGGTCGTCGCCGGGGTGATGGTCGCCATGTGTCCTCCTACGCGCGCAGCGCGAGCACGACGATGTTGCCGTGCCGGATCTCGAACTCCGTGTCGGTCCCCTCAGACTGACCCGCCGTGCCGCAGAACATGCCGACCTGCACCGGCGTTCCGGCCGGCACCGTGATCAGCGCCATGAGCGGCACCTCCACCTGCTCGAGACCGTAGGCCTGCATCGGCTGACGGTTGGCGGCGTCCGCCGGGTCTGGGTTCGTCGACGGATCAGACGGCCACCAGACGAAGCTGTTCACCATCCCGTCGCTCTCGTTCACGGCCGTCCATGGCGCGAACGCCGAGCGGCGCCACATGAGGCGGAACAGCGCGAAGGACCGGATGGACGCGGCGCGCGTGGTGAGGCTGGCGTCGACACCGCCGCGGAGGTTGCGGACCTGCACGTTCGCCAGCACGAGGAGCTTCTGGTCAACCGCCGCCGGGATGTTCGTCACGAGCAGCGTGCCGCCCGTCGGAGAGGCTCCGCCGTCCGACACGAGCGTCCAGCCGTTGGTTGGGGCGCCTGCGTAGCGGGTCGTCGTGGTGGTCGTCGACCCCTGCCCCGGCATCGTGTTGTTGAAGAGCTCGCCCGAGAACATCACCTCGACCGAATACGCGCCGAGGAGCGCCGACGGGAGGTGGTAGTGCATCAGCGCGCCGCGAGAGAGGTTGCCCTCCTGGATCGCGTTGCTCCGCGTGATGATGGGCTGCACGCGCGCCGTGTAGATGGAGGCCGTCGTGATCTCGTCCTCTTCGTCCCAGCCAGCGGCCGAGACCTCTGACCCCGTGACGCTGTCGACAGGGAAGCTCTTGAGGTCGATGGCGTTGACCTGCCGGCCGAAGACGTAGACCTTGTCGGAGCTCTTGTACGCCTTGATGCTGTTGCCGTTGATGACCGGCACGCGTCGAACGACGAGCTCCACGGTGTGCTCTCCCGCCTGCACGGGAACCATCGCGGAGACGCGCACTGGAAGTACCGGAGGCCCGAGCGCTACGATCTGGCTACCGCGGATGTCCGCCGGCCCAGGCAGGATCGACGACGCCGTGCGCTGGACGCTCTGCCGGATGGGCACAGACGCGCGGTACGTCATGTCGTCGATGCCCGTGATGCTCTCCGGCACGATGTTCCCGTCGACACGAATCGCGAACTGGATGTTCGCCGGCGTCGTCATGGCCCCGTGCGCGTGCTGGTCCCGGGGCGTCGGGAACCATGTCGTGGTGGGCGGGTCGTCGAAGCCGTACCAGAGGTACTGGGCGTAGGCGTTGATCCAGAGCACGCTGTTGCCCGTGCTGATCGTCACCTGCGCCGGGTCGCTGTTGAAGCTCGCGGGTTCGGTGATGACGTTCCACTCGAAGTTGTTCTGGACCTGGTAGGCGAGGCCGGGTGCCCAGTTGAGGTCGGGGTTGCCCCAGTTCGGGTTCACCCCGTCCCAGTAGAAGAACTGGTCATACTCGTAGTGCTGGACTGCGTAGAACGCGTCGGGCTCCACCGGCACCGTCGACGAGATGGTCGAACTAAAGTTGTGGGCGTTGAGCCGACCCGACAGCCGCTCTGCTGCGGGAGAGATGTCCTGCGTGAGCTCGATGGGGTCCAGCACGTCCTGCGTGCGAAGGACACGGCGGGGGAACTGGTAGCTCATACGTCGGCTCGCAGCGGCACGCGGCCGCGGTTGTTGCCGCCCGACGCCGCGCTGACGTCGTAGGCGACAGAGGCCAGGTTAAGGCGCGTGGGGTAGTCCGCCTGAATCTCGAACGCCCACGAGTAGGCGTTCTCAAGGCCGACCGGCACCATGCGCCAGAAGAGACGGGGCTCGTGGACGCGCGCCTCTCCGACGATGGCGCTGCCAGCCACGTCGCGGACCACGTCGCTGTCGTCGTCCACCCCGATGCCGAGGACGTCGGTCATCTCGAGCACGGGCTTCCACGAGTTGTTGCGGAAGAAGCGGATGGTGAACGGCCCGTTCCAGGAGTCCAGCATGCCGAGGTAGAGCGACCGAACGTGCATGAAGGTGCTGCCGGTGTCGTCGGCGAAGAACCAGCCAGAGCGGTAGTAGGCGGAGCGCGCCGGCACCTCGTAGTTCGTCGTCTCGCGGTCCTTGACGTAGACGTTCCACTGGGCGTTGATGATGTCGAGCCGACGGCCCACGAACAGGACGAGCTGGCGGTAGTCCTCGGTCACCGTCATGTCGTCGACGGACAGCTTCTCGAAGTCGTGCCGGCGCCAGTTCTGCCCGTCATAGCAGAACGTGACGCGGTTGTTGGGGGTTCCCGCGATGGGGATGGCGCAGTGGTACTCTCGGCTGACGGGGTCGACCACGGACACCGCACGACGGAACTTCGACGTGTTCATGTCGTAGTTGAGGATCTTGTGGATGTCGTCGCTGATGAGCTGGATGTTCCCCTTGGCGTCGCAGGAGTAGAAGCCGTCGCGGCCGAGCCAGATGAGGAAGCCGTTGTAGAGCGCGGCGATGCTGCGGGGTGCCGTGCAGCCGATACCCTGGATGAGCGTCGAGCCCGTCGTCAGCATGCCCGTCTGCCGGTCTGGGGTGATGTCGTAGACCGCACCCTCGGTGAAGGCCAGCAGCATCCCCATGTGCGAAGCGACGGCGATGACGTCTGCCCCGTGCACGTCGGGGTAGGTGTAGTTGTCCTCTAGGAACGTGCCGGGGAACCCCGGGTCCGAGATGCGGACGATACCCGGGTCCGACGGCGTGTTCGCGATGACGAGGCGTCCTTCGTGCACGCACATGGTGCGGAACGTCGGAACGATGACGGGAGTCTCCATCTCGTCGCCGAGGTCGCTGTCCGCACGTCGGTCCCCGAAGATGGAAGGCTCGCGGCCGGGTAGACGGACCAGCCGACGAGGCTTTGTCGAAGCGCGGCGCGTGTCGGGGGTTCGGAAAATGTGCGTCGCCGCTGTGTGCTCAGGCCCCTTCGAGGCGAGACGCACGAAGAACTGGCGCGTCAGGTCGTCGATGGTCGCGCCCGTCGTCTCACCCGTCGACTTCGGGTCGTAGGGATTCGCCTGGATGGTGCGGACCCATGCAGCGTTCGAGATGGCCGACGGCGGGCTCATGTTGCCGTAGATGTCCTCGAACTGGGCGTAGTAGTACCAAGCCCCGTCGAGGATCGCGCCCTGCGTACCGCTCAGCACGTCGCCCGGCGTGCCGATGTCGCCGCGCCACGAGTAACCGCTGGCGTTCGGGTAGAACTGGGCCGTGCTGGCGAACTGTCCCGGCCCGTAGACCGACGGAGCCGCGGGCTTGTTGTTGAAGCCTAGCGGCGTCACGACGCCGTGCGCGCCAATGACCAGCGGCTGGTCGATGCCGTTCGTCCAGATGACCGTGTCGTTCACGACGACGAACTGGTCCGGGAACGCGGCGCCCTTGGTGTCAGAGGTGAGGCCCGAGTAGAGCTGCTCCCAGCCACGCTGCCAGCCGGCGTGGCGGAAGAGCTTGTCGCCGGAGCGGACCAGAAGGAGGTCCATCTGGCCGCCCAGCAGCGTCGTGTGGAAGATGCCGTGCATCTGCCCGAACACTAGAGCCGGGTCCGGCGTGGTCGGCCGATCCGGCTCGTAGACAGTGGGCCCGACAGTCGTCGCGAGCGTCCGCTTGATCGTGAACTCAAAGTTCAAGATCTTCTGGGTCAGAGCCTTCGCCGTGTAGTTGAGCTGGCTCTCCCCGGCGGGGATGATGAAGTTCGCGCTGCGCTGGTTGTCGGGCCCTGCCATCGGCTACACCTGGGGCGGTGCGCTCACCTTCGGCAGCGGGATGCCCGCGCGCTTCTTGGTGAGAGCGTTGGGGATCTCGGAGGCGTCGGCGACGATGAACTCGTCCTTGAGCTCGGGCTCGGGCTTGGCCGCCGCGGCAGCGGCGCGCTCCGCGTCGAGCTTCGCCTTGTCAGCGGGCGTGCGCCAGTTGCCGTTCACGTCGTCGAAGAGCCAGCCCTTCGGGCGCCAGTCGTGGACGTTGCGGTACTCGGCGTCGCCCGTGACGAACTCGACGCCGTTCTTCGTCGTCATGACCGCCTGCCAGAGCAAGCCGTTGGGCTTGGACTGGACGGCGAGGATCATGGCCTCCTCATCGTTGCCGTTGAGGTTGCGACGAACGAAGACGTCGCCGAGGTCGGGACGGGGGAACTTGGTGGTCTGCGGCATGAGGTACTCCTCGTGGTTGCCTCTTCGGTATAACACGAGGACTACGTCATGTCGCGAAACCTACCGTAGCGGAAACGAACCTGGTAGCCGGTGAGCGGCGTGGGCTCAACGACCCCGCCGGGGTTCGCGTACCGCTTGCGGAAGTGGCGCGCGAGCTCGGCGTAGCGGGAGAGGTGGACCTGCGCGCCGGTCTGGTCGACGCCGTCCATCAGGCACATGTAGTAGAGCGAGAGCTCGATATACGCCATCACAGCGTCTCGCTGGATGGGCACCGTGTCCTGGTCGTTCTTCAGCGCCTTCGGCAGGCGCTGCACCCGGAAGTCCAGCTCGTAGCGCTGGTCCTGATGCGGGTAGACGCTGTAGGCGTAGTAGCCGGTGCTGTGCTTCAGCTCGCGCTGGTAGTCCGGCACGGTCGAGCCGTCCCAGATGAAGGTGCCCGCGACCGGCTCGATCTCCGCGAGGAGGTAGAACTTCCCGTTCGTCTCGACCCGGTTGAACCCCGTGCCGTAGGGGGTGGTGGAGATGACGCTGTCACGGGCGACGTAGATGCGGAGGCGCATGCCACTGCGGCTGTAGCGCAGCGTCGACGACTCTCCGAAGTCCATCATGGCGTCGATGTTCGTGCCCGTGATGCGGATGCTGCGGCCCGCGTTCGACCCCGCGTGCGAGAAGGTGGTGCTGAGCGGAGACGGAGCGCTCTCCCACTGGGGATCACGGATGCCTCCCGGGGCGCTCTGCCACTCCTGCTCCTTCCGCCCCCAGACGTAGGTGTAGCAGAAACGGAACGTGCCCTCCCACTCAGGGCCAGCCCACGGCGCAACGCCCTGCTGGCTTGCGGCGAGCGTCGGCGTAGTCGTGGGCGCGGGGATCTGGAAGTGGCGACCACGCCAGAACCGGAAGGGCCGGGCCTTGTCCTCGCCGATGAAGTCGACGAGGTCCTGCCGATAGGCGCCGCCCGTGTCGATGGCCCACATCTGCTGACGGGTCTCGTCGTAGATGCGCGCCGGCTCGAGCACCCGGGTCACATCGTCGGTGACGAAGAACTCGGGCTGGTGCATACGGAACTTCAGCCCCGACATCGTGCCGAGGTCCCACGGCCGGTCGATGCTGACGTAGTAGCGGTCGGGGGCGCCGCCTCCCGGCTTCTGGATCCAGAACTCGCGGCTCTGGCGACGGTGGCGCTGGCCCTTGGTGTCGACAATCTCGAAGTGCATGATGCCATCGAGAGAGCCGTCGGTGGCGGGGACCCAGGGGCTCGACGGGGTGAGCGGAGCACCGCTGGGGTCGGTAAACTCAAGAACGCGGGTGTCGGAGGTCGTAGCGATACGCGCGTTGACGTCGGCGGCTTCCCCCACCGCGTCGGGAAGAAGGACGACGTGCTCGTCGTCGGGGACAACAGCTTCGGGCACGTCCCCCGAGATGCGGTCGAGAGCGGTGTTCATCGCCTCTCGAACGCGACCATCGAGGGTCGTGCCCGTGCTGTCCCAAGCTCGGTAGTTGAAGAGGCGGGCGCGGAGCGCTCCGAGAGAAGTGTCCATGCCCGCCTCCTAACTGTTCCGACCTAGTCTACCACATCAGGGGCGGCAGACGATGTACGCGGAGCCGACGGTGCTCGCCGAAATGGCGACGTGCGTGACGCCGATGGTCGCGTTCGCGCCGACACCGCTGTTGGCCGCGATCTCGACGGAGCCCGCCACGACGCTGGACGACGCGAACGACGTGTCAGCGGCGAGAGTGCCCGCGCTGTCGTTGAGGATCGAACCCTCACCAAGCATCAGGATCCAGCCGTAGGACCCGACGGAGAACGTCGAGGTCACGCCGGCGGACGTGACGTAGGTCTGCGCCACACCGAGGATGCGGTTGCGCGCGAGGCTGGCGGTCGCCGTCGCGGTCTGGCCCGTGCCGAGGTTCTGGGCGGTCGCCGCGACGGCGAGCACGACCTGACCCTCGGTCCACGCCGCAGCGCCGGCGTTCCGAACGTAGCGCCACACCTGGTCGCCCTTGTTCGACTGAGAGCCGAGCACGGTGCGGGTGGTGCCGAGGGGGTAGAGCTGGGTGCTGTCGAGGACGTTGACGTCGTTCCCGAAGACCTGGTTGTTGCTGTAGGACATGAGAAACCTCCTAGTTGATGATGAGGATGAAGCCTACGTCGCTCAGACCGAGCCGCCGGCGACGCAGCCCTGGGCCGGGGTCTTCGTGCAGATGAGGTTGCCCTGCATCGAGAAGATGGCCGTGACGACGTCCTGGTCACCCACGCGCTCAGTGAACGGGGTGATGCTCGGGGCCTCCATGAGGGGCATCTCGAGGAAGTCGGTGTTGAGGATGTAGGTCACGCCCTGGGCCGGAGCGGAGGTGAAGTCCGCGAGGTCGAGGTCGATGGAGCTGTACACCTTCGCCACGCCGAGGTCGAGGCCGAGGGTGTTGCTCTTCTCGGTCTTGTCCTCGACGAGCGTCACGCGCACGAGGGACAGGCGGCTGTCCTCGAAGTTCGTGTAGGTGCTGTCGTCCATGATGACGAGGTCGGGACCCTTGCCCATGCCGCCCGCGTAGTGGGCGCACTGACGGTAGGTCTTGCGGAGGGTGGGGAGACCGTCCGTGGCCCAGGTCGTGATCTGGTTGAACTGGTTGAAGTGGTAGTAGCTGGAGCTCTTCGCCACGTTCTGCACCACCTCGGTCTGCGAGGCGGGCGCCGCGAAGTCGAGGAGGCCGTTGGTCACGCCGGTGCCGGAGCCCGCGGCGAACTGGCCGTTGAGGCTCAGGAAGCCCGAGAGGTCCGCCGTCTGGAAGACGAGGCCGCGGGAGGCGCCGGTGAGGAGGTACTTGTTGAGGTCAGCCTTCGCACCCTCGAGGGTGGTCTGGGGGTACTCCTCGATGAGGCGGATCACAGCGAGCTTGCCGCTGTTGAAGAGGAGCTCCTTCTTCGGGATGTTGATGGCCGCCACGATGCGGTGGGGCTCAACCTGGAAGCGCTTGGTCTGCTGACGGCGCGTCATGTTGAGGAGCTCGTCACCGACGAACACGCCAACGCCGCGGGCGGGGGCGCCACCGGCGAAGGACCGCTCGATGAGGCTGCCGCCCTCGGAGGGCATGCGGGCCTTGCTCATGAGCGCGTCGAGCAGCTCGTTGGAGCGGATGAAGGAGTTGATGAGCGGGCCGCGCAGGTCCGCGAAGGTGGTGTTGAGGATTTCGGTAGAGATCGCCATCTTGGACTCCAGAGGCCGGGGGCAGACGCGCTAGCGACTCCGACCGGCCAGGTCGAAGGAACGTTGAAGTTCGGGGGCTGCGCCTGCCCGCTCGTTCTGCCTCGGACCCTTACGGGCTACCCGAAACCCTTCGAGGGGTGCACGAGGAGAATACCGCTGTGGGTATTATCGCGCAAGCCGTTGCCGAAGATTTTTTCTACGTTATAGGGTGAGGGTGCGAGGGTCCGCGTATGGATGAGTTCAAGAGACACATCAAGGGCTTTCGTAAGGACGGGACGACCTGCCCGTGCTGTCGCGAGGCGGAGAAGCAGAAGAGCCGCCGGCTTGCGCGTCGGCGGCTCGGAAAGCTGCTGCTCGAGGTGTGGCGGGACGCGCAGGCGCCGGACTAGCGCTTCGCTCCCTTGTGGAGCCCGTGGCTGGCGAACTGCTCACCCTTGCGGCTGGCCTCGCGCTTCTTCTGGGTGGCCGAGGCGAGCTTCTCCATCCCGCCCGGGGTGGAGCGCAGCTTTTCGATGGCCTTCTTCGGCGCGTAGACCTCGCCGGTCGCCTTCGGTCCCTGGACGCTGGGCTTGCCCGAGGGCGTCGTCCACTTCTGCTTCGTCCAGCGCTTGAGGCTCTTCTGCTTCGAGGTGGGGCCGCTCTTGTACTTCCCGCCGGCCTTCTTGTACTCCTGCTCCACCATCTGCGCCTTGCGCGCAGACCACTGGCCGGGCTTGCCGCCCTTGCCGCCCGCCAAGATGCGGGCCTTGATGCGGTTGCGCAGGCCCGGGTTGGAGTAGACCTGCCGAAGCTTCTCGCGTCGATCCATCACGACCCCCGCTTGTCGGCCGCCTCCATCTGGCGCACCACCTTGTTGGCCCAGGACCTGCCTGCGTCACCGCCCCAGAGGAGGCCGGCGACGTAGCCCTTGTCCTCCTTCGGCGACTTCCCGGCGTCGAGCTGGTAGTCGCTGGCGTGACGGTCGAAGTACGCCTTCATCCGGCGGACGGTGCCGGGGCTCATCGTCGCTCCGGCCTTGAGGTCGGAGGCGCGCTGAACGCCGGAGCCGATGCCCTGCGCCGCGGCCTGCTTCACGTCGAGGCCAGCCTTCTGGGACTTCGACTGCTGGCGGCGCAGCATGAGGCCGCGCACCGCAGCGGCCGAGACCGACGCGGGCGGCTTGAAGTTGATGTGGCTGTACTTCCCGTCCGCCATCTCAGCCTCCGTACTGGCGCTTCACCTTGTCGGCGATGACCCGCTTCAGCATCTCGCGCTTCGCCTCGGCAGGCGCCGCCTTCGCTGGCGCCTTGTTCGGAAGCGTGGTGTTCTGGATGTCGGTGCCGATCACTTCTTCATCTCGCCAAGCGTGCGGGCCAGCACGAGCTGCTTGAGCATGGTGCGCTTGGCCGCGGAGAGCTTCTTGTCGCCCTCAGCCTGCTGCTTGAGGTCGGAGATCTTCGAGGCGATCTCACCCTTGGGAATGTTCTCGCCCTTCGCCACACCGAGCTTCTCTCGGAGGGCGCCTGGGTTCTTGATCGCCCCCTGGATCCACTTCTCTGCCATGTCGACCTCCGAGCCATACCGTGATAGCATGGGTTGTGAGGAGTCTATCGTGAGCGCACCCTCAAGTCTACCGGGCGGCGCGAAGATCGCGCAGGTGCCGGGCCTTCACCTGGGGAAGGTCCACGCGATGTTCTCGACTCCTTGGGCCTTCGTCTCGATGTGCCAGATCGTTCGAGAGGACGAGTCCATCGGCTACCTCGAGCCGACGAACATCCAGATGAAGTTCCTCCAAGCCTGCGCGGACCACCGCTGGGTGCTGACCGACAAGTTTCGTCAGGCGAAGATCACGACGCCGGCCGTCATGCTGCTGCTCCGGGACTGCATGTACCTCGAGGGCGTGAAGGGCGTGCTCATCGCCGAGCGGCAGGACACCGCTGAGGACATCTTCGAGCGCATCCTGTTCGCCTACAAGAACCTGCCCGACGACGTGAAGGTCCCCGTCGAGGCGGGGCGCAAGCCGGGCACGACCCAGATCCACTTCGTCCACGGCGGCGGCATCAAGGTGCTGACGGCTGGCGGACGCTCCCCCGCGGTCGGTCGCTCCATCGACCGTCTGCTGCTCACCGAGTTCGGTGAGGCGCAGTGGCAGCGGAAGGCCGCGGCGAACATCTTCCCCGCCGTCAACAAGCGTATCAACGCACGCGTCATCCTCGAGTCCACCCCAGGGACCGCGGGCAGCCACCACGAAACGATGTGGCACAACGCGCTCGAGGGCAAGGGCCGCTTCCACCCCGTGTTCCTGGAGTGGTGGCTCGACCCGAGCTGCCGTGCTGACCCGCACGGGCTGCGGCCCACCGAGACCGAGCTCGAGTACATGGCCCGCCACCCGGGCATGGACCTCCACAACCTGGCGTTCCGTCGCCTCTCCCTCCAGACGGAGATGGGCAACGACGAGCGCCTCTTCACGTCGAAGTACCCCAGCGACCCCTACGACGGCTGGCTGGGCAGCGGGCAGCCCGTGATGCCCATCGACGTGCTGAAGGAGTGCCTGCTCACCGCGGTCGTTCCGCCGGAGCCGGTGCCCAAGGGCGCGAGCCTGCTCGAGCGCCCGGTCAAGGGTCGGTCCTACCTCGTGTGCGCGGACCCCGCGGGCTTCGGCGCCGTCGGCGACAACAGCGCCGTGACGGTGTGGGACGCCATCGAGCGTCGTGAGGTCGCGGTGTGGGAAGGCCGCGAGGACCCGGGCCGCTTCAGCGAGCGGCTGCTGAACCTCCAACGCTTCTTCAACAACGCCCTCCTCGCCGTCGAGAGCAACGCCGCGGCGTGCATCGCGATGCTCAAGGACAAGGGCGCGAAGAACCTGCTCTGGACCGACCGGAACCACCCCGGCTGGTACGCCACCGAGAAGCGCGTGCAGGAGGGCGAGGCTCGCCTCGTCCGCATGCTGCGTGACCGTGAGCTCGAGCTGAAGTCGAAGACGCTGCTGCACCAGCTCATCAACTACGACGGCGACCGGACCAAGCGCAGCGGCAACAGCGACGGCACGACGCACCACTTCGACCTGGCGCGCACCGCGGTCATGGCGGCGGACATCCTGAGCCGGCGCCGCTTCACGAGCGACGAAGAGCCTGTTCCCGTGCGAGACTACGAGCCGCACGAGGACGGGCCGCGCGTTACCATCGCAGACCTCGACCGCTTCAAGCACAAAGAACGCGCATCCTCGCGGAACCCCTTCAAGCCCATCGCACGGGAGTGGACATGAACCTCGCCAACCTGATCGACCGCCACAAGCGCCACTACGAGCGCTCCGAGAAGAAGAACTTCGACAAGGCGCGTCGGTACTACCGCGGCGAGTTCTACACCTCGCGCAACGACGTGAACATGGCGGACGGCGCCATCCCGTCGTTCCTCTGCTCGAAGAACATGATCTACGCCATCGCCGACACGGCGGTGAGCGCGCTCCTCGGGCCGAACCCGAAGGTCGCGGCGAACCCCCGCAACCGCGAGAGCCAGGACGCGCTGCCCCTGGTGAACGGCCTGATGGAGTACGTCTTCGACGCTAACAACATGCGCCGGCGCGCGGCGACCGCGCTCATCGACGCGGTGCTCTGCAAGCGCGGCGTGTTCAAGGTGGGCTGGGACGTCGCGGCCGACCGCCCCATCGTGCGGGTGCTGGAGCCGGGTGCGGTGTTCTTCGACCAGACGGTGCGCGACGTCGACGACATCCGCTACTGGCTCGAGGCCGCGGTCATCCCGTGGACCGAGTTTCAGCGCCGGGTGAAGAGCGGGGCCTACAAGAGCCCGAAGCTCGGCGACGTCACCCCTGACCGCTACCCGAAGTGGATCAGCGACACCTACAAGAGCAACGACGCGGCCAGCCTGCGCGACGCCTTCGAGTGGGTGACGGTGTGGGAGTACTACGACCGCGAGACGAACAAGGTCGTCCACTACATCCGCCAGGCCGACGCCGTCGTGTTCCAGCAGGACCTCGAGTACATCCCCTACTCGATGTTCAGCCTCAACCAGAGCGCTGTGGACTGCCTCGGTCTCTCCGAGGTCCAGCTCGTTCTGAACCAGCAGGAGACCATCAACGACCTGCTCACGCACATGAAGCAGATCGTCTACCTGATGATCCCGCGCATCCTGTTCAACAGCGAGCTCATCACCGAGGAGGATCTCAACAAGGCGGTTGAGGCCAGCACCGGCAGCTTCGTCCCGGTCAGCCCGACGAACGCCGAGGGCATCCGCTCGCTCGGGACGCTGTTCTACGAGATGCCGATGCCGCAGGTCCCGGTCGGCGTCGAGAACTTCATCGCTCGCCAGGAAGGCGACGCGGCCTTCATCTCGGCCCTCGCCGAGGCGGCCCGCGGTCAGGTGGCTGGCGCCCGCACCGCGACGGAGATGGCGATCATCGACGCGCAGATGCGCACCCGTCTGGCGACGCGCGAAGGCCACATCAACACGGCCCTCGAGGACGTCGCCGAGAAGTGCTTCTTCCTCAGCAAGAAGTACATGAAGGAAGAGAAGCTCGTGAAGGTGAGCGGGTACGACGGCTGGCAGGAGGTCGGGCTCGCCGACATCCGCGAGGTCGACTGCAACTTCCAGATGGTGTCCTACAACCCCATCCGGCAGAACCCGTCCGTCATGTCCGAGACCCTGCTCAAGCTCTTCCCGATGCTCATGCAGGACCCGAACATCAACAAGCGCCGCCTCATCGAGGAGCTCGTCGAGAGCGTCGGGCTCTCTACGAACCTCCTCGTCCCCAAGGAGGAGCTCGAGGCGCAGGAGCAGCAGGCCGCCATGATGATGCAGGCCCAGATGGAGGCCGCGCAGGGCGGGGCCCCCGGTGGTCCTCCTCCGGGCGCCATTCCTCCCGAGCTTGCTGCGATGCTCCAGGGCGCCCCGGTGCCGCCGGAGCTTCCAGCCAACCAGACCACCGAGGCCGCGACGCAGGCCCCCGCTTCGGCCACGATGGCCTCGCAGGGCCCGACTCCCGTGCCTGTCGCCTAGCCAGGAGAGACCACCATGCCGCTGCAAGATCTGAGGTGCCCAGTCTGCGAGGTCACCACCGAGAACGTCTACTACCGCATGTCGGAGGGGTTCCCCGCCTGCCCCGACTGCGGCGCGCTTCGGCGCGTCGACTGGAGCCACGGCCTCGCGCCCGCGGTCCACGGTCAGGGCCATGGAAGCTTCACGCCCATCGACATGGGCGTGCTCGGGAAGGCCGAGACGAAGGAGGACTTCGACCGGATGAAGGGCGTCATCGAGAAGCGCTTCCCGGGCCACCGCATCGAGCTCGAGAGTGAGAGCAAGACTCAGAAGCAGACGCGGCTGGACGCCATGCGCCACGCCCGCCACGAGCGCCACAGCAAGATGGGCATCGCCGGCAAGGCGACCGACGAGCTGCGCGCCGAGGCGAGCGCGAAGAAGGCCGAGGCCCACCGCGTGGCCGAAAGCAAGAACCTGCCTCCCCCGAAGCCGCAGAAGGCTGGAGCCACCGCATGAAGCCCATCGACATAAAGGCCGCTCAGTACGCGGCGCGCAAGCACAGCCGCTCCATCCGCCACGTCGGCGAGATGCCCGGCTACGACATGATCGTCCTCGAGAACCGGGCAACCGGTGAGCGGCGCCGAGTGCCGAACAAGTACATGCTCATGGCGGGCGGGGACTACCGCATCGCGTTCGAGATGGTGCCGGCGTCGCCGGGCTTCGAGGATGCGCAGCCGACTCAGGAAGACTAGCGAACCGGCGCAGTCCTCTCTCTACCCTTCCGGTTTCACTCAACCACGTTAGGAGGTCCGCATGGCCGAGAACATGAAGCAGGGCGGTATGGCCGCTCCCACGCCCGACGGCAAGTTCATCCCCCGCCGCGACGCCAAGCCCGTCTTCGACGAGATCCAGGCGATCATGGACGAGGCCGGCATGAGCGAGATGGGGCCTGCTGGCGCGGGCGCACCTGGCGAGCAGAAGGCTGGCGGCCCGATGATGGGCGAGAGCGGCGCGACGCCCTCCACCGGCGGGACCGAGCCGGCTGCCGGCGGCGGTGCGGCGGTCATCGCCGACATGCTCGACGTCTCGATGGACAAGGCGCAGCAGCTCCTTGACGCCGCGATGGCGATGCCGAAGTTCGCCGACATGAGCCCCGAGCAGATCGGGCAGATGCTCGCTACCGACATGAACCTCCGCATGCAGGTCGAGAAGAACATCGGCGCCGGCGAGGACATGAAGATGCGGAAGTCCATGTCCGAGGGGAGCATGTCCGCTCCTCCGGCCGGGCCTCCGCCGATGGAGCCGACCCCCGCGGGCGGCACGAAGTAGACCACCAAGGAGGCCAACGTGGCAGAAGAGAGCGAGAACGTCCAGGCAGAGACGCAGGAGACCGAGGTCCAGCCTTCGTCCGAGCCAGCCGAGGAGGCTCCCCCGAGTCTGTTCGACTGGAACGGTGAGCTCGACTCACTCACGAAGGCCGACTGGTTCAACCGCGTCGACGAGCCCATGCGCAACACCATCACGCGTGGGTTCGAGCAGAAGTACCGCAACTTCGAGCGCGGCTACACGAAGTCGTACCAGGAGACGGCGCAGCGTCGGCGCGAGCTCGACCGTCGCGAGTCGAAGCTTCGCGAAGAGGAGCAGCGCATCCAGCGCTGGCTCACCGGCGACGCCGACCCGATGGCGGAGAAGCAGGCGGAGATCGAGCGACTGAAGGCCGCGCACGACGCGGCGCTTCAGACGCTTCGTGACGAGTACGACCAGTCCGTCCGCAAGGCGGCGGATGAGTGGACCGGCAAGTACGGCACCGCGGAGCGCGAGCGCGACGAGCTGCGTCAGCGGCTCGAGGCGTTCGAGTACCAGGCGAAGCAGGCCGAAGAGCAGCAGATCGAGGCCGCGGTCACCGAGGTGGAGGACTGGCTGAAGAGCGAGGCGTCGGACGTCTACGAGCACGACGAAGCGTTCGGCAACTTCTGCGCCCTGGTCACCTTCGGCACCGACCCCGAGACGGCGGTGAAGATGGTGCGCGCGGCCTACGGCGCGCCTCCTCCCCCGGAGCCCGAGCCCGTCCCCGAGGCGATGAACCTCATGAACATGGGGCCGAGCCGTGCGGCGTCGACCGCGCAGACCGACAACCGCTCCTACAAGGACATCATGGACTCGATGCGCCGGGCCGCCCAGGCCGACGAGTCGAAGTTCTACAAGTAGACGGATTCGCCTTGACCAAGTAGCGGTCTGGCGATACACCACCCATGTCGGGGTCGTGCGCTTGTAGAGTCAACGGGTCGGCAAGCGTTCAACCGCGGCGTGTCCTCTGTTCTCAGTGCTGGTGTGGTGGCTGCCGGGAGGGGTGACTCTCCCGGCAGTTTCCTTTGACGTGAAACGCCCCGGAGTCGTGACTTCCGGGGCGCCGACCGCGTCTCCGCGGTCTGGTCAGGTGCTCAAGTCCTGCCCTACTGCTTGCCGATCTTCACGGCGACCTTGACCACCGGCTTCGGCGTGAGCTTCGAAGGATCGAAGACCTTGAAGCCCGGAGGGAGCTTCTCCCCCTTGGCCTCAGCGTCGTCCTGCATCGCCTTCTTCTTCATGGCGTCGAGGTGGCTGTAGTAGCCGCTGCGGTACATCATCGGGTCTCCTTGTAGCGCTGGTCGAGCTCGGCCTGCTTGGCGGCCTTGGCCGCGGCGACCTTGCGGTCGTAGTCTGCGATGGCGTCGTCGGTCTCGCTGGACTTGTAACCCACCGTGCGCGCGAGAATGCGACCTGCGTCCTCGAGGAAGCCGGTTTCCCGGTACTTCGGTGCCTGGACCGTCGAGGCCGCCTGCGCGAGCTCCGTGTCCATGGTCTGCTTGCGGAGCTGCGGTCGAAGGTAGCGCGAGTACGCGAGGTAGTTCGTCGTCTCGCCGGGCAGGCTGGACGTCGCGTCGCCGCCGTACTTGCGCAGGCTCCCCTCTCCCAGGTTGTAGGCGACAGACAGCGCGTCGGGCGAGAGGTCGTTGCGCTGCTGGATGTCGGCCATGAGCCGCGCCGCGGCGTCCGCATCGCGCTCGAACGGGTCGGTGATGTCCGCCTGCTCGAACGCCTTGCGCGTGTTCGGCATGAGCTGGAACGGGCCGGCGGCTCCAGCGCCCGACACCTTGGGGTTCTCCGGGTCCGCCTCGCCACGCGTCTCGATGACGTACTTCGCGTAGAGCTCGTCGGGGTCGACGCCGTGGCGGGTCGCCACCGTCTTGATGAGGTCGTACCGACCCTCGGTGCGCTTGAGGTTGTCGTCGAGCGCCTTGGTGCTCTCCGGCCGCAACGCCGGCAGGGTGAGGTTCTTGATCCTCTCCTCCGCCTGCGCGTTGCGCTTCGCCACCTCGGGGTCGGTCGCACCCATCAGTACTTCATCTCCGTCTTCTTGAGGAAGGCGGGGACGGACTTCTTCGCCTTGGGGGCCGGGGCCTGGGCCTCCTCGGCCATCGGCTCCTCCTCGGAGGGCTCGTCCTCGGCGCCGAGCTCACCGCCCATGGCGATCTGGTCGAGCTTCATCGCGGTGGCCTTGAGGTCGGCGATGATGGACTTCAGGTCCATCGACGGGGAGCCCTTCGCCTTGTCGGCGGTCTTCACGTCGTACTCGCCCTTCTCCTCGGGCTCCTCGGTCTCGGACTCCTCGGAGACCTGGAAGACCATGGGACCCATCGCCATCGGCGCGGCGCCCTCCATCGGGTCGAAGTAGCCACCCGGCCCGGCGGCCTTCTTCTTGGCGAGAACGAGGATGCTGCCGTGCATGGGGACTCCGTTTGCGGTAGAGTACCACTGCCATGAGCCACGAGCAATACCGCTCGGGTCGGACACTAGGAGGTAGGTCATGGCGGCATACGGCTGGATCACTCGGAAGTTCATTCGCTACGGCGAGGTCATCCCTCAGCACTTCACCGGTCAGTCGGTGCAGTCGCTCGTCGTCGGCACCAACTCGGCGCTCGACGCCAGCAACGCGTCGGCGGACGTCAGCTTCGTGCTGAGCATCCCCGACAACGCGAGCGTGGCGAGCACCGTCCACACGATCACGCTTCCCTACAAGGTGCGCGTGCTCCCCGACACGATCATCGTCCCCACGGCGACGACGGCGGGCAACGTCACCATCACGGTCGGCAAGTCGGCCCCCAGCGCCGGCGCGACGGCCATCCAGCCGACCGCGGCTGCGGTGAACACCGACAAGACCCCCCGCGCCATCGCGACGCACGACCCTGCGGCGGAGACCATCAACCCGTTCGCGACCGACCCCGAGAGCCTCACCATCACGGTGCTCAAGGCGACGGCGGCGAACGTGGCCCCGTTCCGCATCTACCTTCAGCTCGCCAAGGCCGACTGATCATCTGACAGGCCGGGGCCCCGGAGCGCCGAAAGGTTCTCCGGGGCTTTCTTCGTCTAGCTGTTGGTCCACTTCGTGGGGACGACGTGCCCCGGACCCCACGGCGTCTGCTGCTCCGCCATGCGCCGGCCCGTCTTGTCGGTCCCGGGGAAGGGCTTGAGGTCCTGGAGGCGCTTCTCGGGGCTCCAGTAGAAGTAGATCACCTGGTCGTCGACGCGTCCCCAGTACCGATTCCACCCGTTCTGCGTGTAGTAGTCGTGGAGAACCGCCTCGGGGATGGGAATCGACTCGTTCGGGCCCACTTTCGTCCAGCCCTCGGGCGTGTCGAGCACGTCCGCGTCCTCCGGCGGCGCGATCACGGGCGGATCTTCGCGATTTTCGGCCGGATCTGCGCGGTTTTCGCCCTTTTTCGCGCCGTTTCCGCCGCCGTGAGCGCGATCCAGCGCGTCGAGACCCCGGATCAGCGCCATTCGACCCACCGTTTCCGCCGAAACTTCGACGCCCAGCTCCTTGACATGCGGGAGCGCCTTGATAGTGGGTATAAGTGAGGCGATCCGTGCTTGGATATCGGCCTCGAGGTCAAGCGCCAGCAGTTTCCGCGCGTTCTTGCCCGACCTGACGTCGACCGAACCGCCCGTCGCATGGAACATCGCGGCCATGTCGCCGAAACTGCCCGTTCCCGCCAGCGCCAAGCCGCGCGAAACCTCCTTCTCGAGGGCCGCGTCAAACTGACGACGGTGGATCCGCGTCGCTTCCTCGTCCGAGCGACGGCTGTCGAGCTGCTCGAGGCCGCCGCGCATGGCCGTGTCGACCATCTTGGCGACTTCGTGGCGCTGCGACCCCGTCGTTGCGCCCTCGTGGCGCTTGGTGGACTTGGCGACCGCCTCTTCCAGCGTGCCGTAGCCGTCGGCGAGCTCGCCGAAGGTGCGCGGCTCGATGACCGCCGGCTCGATGGCCGCCGTCGCGGTCTTCTCGCCGGCGGCCCAGTCGAGGATCTGCCGGACGCCGGTGGCGCCGACGCCCATGACGGTGAAGTTCTTCGTCTGGTCGGCCTCGACGACCCAGTCGCGAAGGTCGTCGTCCGTCTTGAAGCCCGCCTTGGTGAGGGCGTTGCGGAGGCGTAGGGGGAGCGGCAGGTCCTGGATGTTCATGGGGTCCTCGTCGGTTTGGTATAACACCGTGGCGGCAAGACGACTAGCTTAAACCGCAGTGGTATGGCGTTTCGGATTTTGTGCGCGGTCCCGGAAAGGGCTTTCGGCTATGGGTCCCCTGATGACCAAAAGCGGGAATGGGGGTGTCTAAAACTTTTCGGCGGCGTTGCGGCGCCGGTACTCCGGGGCTTCGGCTCGGCGTCGTCGGCTGGCGTCGTCGGGATCCCCTGCGCGACCCTCCCCCGCGGGGGCGCGCCGACCGGCGTCGGGGTCGGGCGCGTCGGGGGGTTGATCGGCGCCGGGCTGGCGGGAGGGCGGACGGTCGGGCGGTCCAGCTTGCGGGCGGACGGGCGTACCGGCGGCGACGGGTGAGCGGGGGACCGGCGCGGACGGGCGGGCGCCGCGGGCGGGTTGGCGCGTCGGCACCCTGCCGGGGGCGGCCCGTGTCCCGTGCGCGCCGCGGGCGCGCCCGTCCCCCGGGCTCACAGCTCGGAGGACGTGAAGCTCGGAGGCGCGCGGGCGCGTCGGCCTGGGAGGCGGCCAGATCTATTTTGGGGGCGGTGCGTTTTTCCCTTGCGTGTATCAACCGCCATGGTATGTATAGTGTGTCGCCGGGAAACACTCACTCACTCCCCCGGCGCACACAGGGTCAACGTGAACACCTCCCGCCTCTTCCCCGCGCTCGTTTCCTTCCCCTTCGTCGGCGTATACGTTGGCGCGAAGCTCGCGGCACCTGCGGCCCCCGTCGCGGATACGCTTAGCGCGCTCGCTTTCGATATCGTGCGCGTCGCGTTTAGCGCGCCCGTTATGGCGACGGTCGACGTGTTCCTCCTCGCCATGGCTGGCGGTTTCGCGGCGCTCGGGCTCGCTGTGATCGCCGTTCGTGCGTGGGACGCGCACGCGCCCCGCGCCCTGCGCGCCGTCGGCCGTCACGCGTTCCGCGTGGCTCGCGCCGCGTACCGCATGGCCCGTTAGTCGCGCGGAAACGGGGCGCCGCGCCACGCGGATAGGCGCCCCGCTACCCTACCCTACCCCGCATCCCCATTTGCCCTAGGCGCGTTCCTAGGGCCCTTCTCGAAGGTGTACCCCATGCCCTCCCCCCGCGCCCGTCGCCCCTCCCTCCCGCCCGTCCCGAAGGGCGTGATCATCTATGACGGCCCGAGCTTGATCAACGGCGCCCCTATTGTCGTCGTGCTCACGTCCCTGCGGGGCACGTCGAGTAACGATAAGACGTCGGGCGGCCCCCTCCCGCTCGCTCAAACGTACATCCTCCCGCGCGCGATGATCCCGGCTGCGGGCACGAGCCAGGGAGACGCGTCCCGCGCATGGTTTGACGCCCTCGCGGGGGGATGCGACGCCGCGGTGTGCGGGGGTTGCCCCCTCCGCCCTAGCACCGTCGCCGCGTTGAAGGCTGCGGGCTTCGAGGCCCCGGACCCGTGCTACGTGTTGAATGGGCCGGGCGACGTAGCCGCGGCCGTCGGGAGGGGGGCCTACCCCGTCGCCACGCTGGCGGAGGCGCAAGCCTACGTCCGTCGCCAGCTTGCCGCGGGCCGCATTGCGGGCGTGCGCGGCGGCTCGTGGGGCGACCCGGCCGCCGCCCCCGCGGAAATCCACGCGGCCCTATACGCCGCATGCCACGATACGACCGGCGGCCATCGCGGTCCCCGCGTTCGGGTCGCCCACCCCGACGGGCGCGAGCGGCCCGCGGTGTGGACCTGCTACACGCGGACGTGGGCCTACGCGCCCCAGGTCGCGGCCCCGTGGCGCACGTTCGCGATGGCAAGCGCGCATAGCCCCGCGGAGGCGCGGCTCGCGCTCGCGCAGGGGTGGCGTCCCTTTACGGTCGTCGACGGGCGCAACCCCGACGCGGTCGCCGACGCGGTAGCCCTTGCCGGCGCCGGGCCCTCCGCCCATTGTCCCGCGTCGACCGAGCGCGCGAGCGATGCAACGTGCGCGACCTGCGGCTTGTGCGACGGCGCGTCCCGCGAGCGTGCCGAAACGTGGACCGTCCACCCGGACCCCCGCGGGCCCGTCGTGATTATGTCCCACGGCCACGCGAACCGTAGCGCCGCGGCCCGCTGCCGCGCGGTCGAAGCGCTGGCCCGCATGAATGAGGCCCGCCGGTCCCGGTCCGCGGCTCGCGCCTAGCCCGGGGGACGGGGGCCCGAGTTGCAACTCCGGCCGGGGGGCCTAGCCCTAAATGCAACTCGGTTGCAGTTAGGCCCCCCCTTATAACGGGATCCCCGAACGATCCTATGGGCTTACAGATCCATAGATCAAATCGTTACCCGTTACATGTCCTGATCAGGTCTACTAATGAGCCTAGATCGATCTCCCCGATCTAGATCTTTAAGAGCTTCCGGGTAACCCTACACCCAGGTCGCGTAACGGGTAACGCTGTAGAGATGCGCGCCCCGTGCGGATCGTAGCATGGCGCGGCGTTACACGTTAAAGATCAAGGGTTTACGAATAAGCTAACGCCGACGGGGGTTTAGACCGCAACGTCTAGACGCCCGCCGGCCGGGGCAAGGTGAGCCAAGGTCAACCCCGACCGGCGCGACCCCGAAATAAATCTACCGGGGCGGCTTGACTACACCATACCGCCACGGTACATTCCTAACAGCCGGGGGGACGAACCCCGGCGCACACGAACCCAACTAGAGGTCAACATGATCACGATCACCACTCGCTACAGCGGCCCCACGAATACCCGCGGCTCGCGCGTCACCGCTTCCGCAACTGTCGACGGCCGCCGCGTCACCGCCCGCGTGCCATTCGATCACGCGGCCGGCATTTACGGTACCCACGAGCAAGCGGCCCGGGCGCTGGGCGCAAAGCTCGGCGCAGTCAAGGTGTACGCCGCCTCCGAGGGCACCCGCACGGGCTGGCGCTTCGCGGCCGCGGTGTCCGCGTGAACCGGCGCCACCTTTGGGGCCACGGCCCTCTTACGCTCGCGGGACAGGCGCGCCGCGCCGCGCGCGAGGTCGAATACCTCGCGACGTGCGCGGAGTCCGCCGCGATCAACGTCGACACGTCGACGGAATGGGAACGCGCCGCGACGCTTTGGCACAAGGCGGCCGGGCTATGGCTGGCGGCCCGTCATTCCCCGGGCGGCCGGGAGAGTGACGCGGACTGCGCGGACGGCTGCCTCCTCGCAGGCGCGGAGGCCCTCGCGGACGCCGATAAGGTCCGCGCCCGGTGCACCCAGGTCGACGCGGTGCGCGCATGATCGGCGTCTACAGCTTCGCGGCCCTTGTGGCCACGGCCGGCGCGTGCCTCGCCGTCGGTATGGTTGACCTCGCCGGGCTGGTAGCCGCCGGCGCCCCCCTGTTCCTAATCGTCGGCGTGATCGTCGACACCTCCCGGAGCTAGCACATGGATCCCTACCTCACCCCCGCCTCCCGCCTGCGCGCCGACGCCAACGCCCGCGAAAGCTGGAGCGACCGGTGCGACGGCCACGCGGAGGACTACGAAAGGGCGGGCCGGTTCGATAAGGCCCAGGACGAGTACCGGCGATCCGCGATCCACCTCCGCGAGGCCGCGTCCATCCTCCGCGAGGCTGCCGCCGTCGACGGAGGCACCCAGGCGGACCTCGACCGGGCAGACCTTCTCACCCGCGCTGCCGCCTATACGGAAGGCTGGGCCGCCGACCTTAACGGCTAGCCGGACCTCGACGCCCGACACGCCCTAGCCCGGCGTGCCGGGAGCCGGTGCCCGACACCGTAAACGCACACGTCCCCAACATGCAGGAGGTATCAAGTGACCGACTACAACGCAACACCCGCCGACGTGATCGACTTCCGCGAGGCGGAGGCCACCGCCGCGGAGGACACCGCCGAGCGCTGGGCCCAGGTCGGCGACGCCGACGCCCGGGAGGGGTTCCTCCAGACCGCCGCCCGCGCCTACGTCGAGGCCGCCCGGCTGTGGACTGTGGCCGCCGAGCGGTGGGCCGCCGCCGGTCGTGACGCCGACATGCGCGAGGCCGCCCGGCAGGGCGCGCTGTGTGCGAATGCCGCGGCGGCTTGCCTGTGGGGAGCACAGGCGGACAGCTTCTAACCGGCCGCCGAGAATATGCCCGGCCACCCTCGACACTCATACCACCCCGACATAGTAGACTGCACCACCCAGGAGAACGCACCATGACCCCCAACACCGACAACAGCACCAACCTCCCCGCCCGCCTCCGCTGGCTCCACCCCGACGGTAACGTCGGCGAGGGCCCCCGTGACGTCATCATGCGGGCCTACGCCGAGGCGGGCTTCGAAGGGAAGCTCGTCCCCGTCGACGTCGTCGAGGTGCCGGCACCCAGGCCGGTCACGCTCCGCCCCGGCGTGGACGTGGACCCCGAGGCCCAGGCCCGCATTGTCGCCGCCGAGAAGTTCCTCAAGGCGCGCGGCTTCGCGCCGCCTCCGACGTGGTTCGCCGCCGGCACCGAGATGCTCCCCGAGGGGCGCGCCAAGTTCGGCTCCCTCGCCAAGCGGCACGAGAACCTGCCCGTCTTCCGGGACGCGGCCCGCGAGGTGATCGACGTCATCCGCTCCGAGGACCGGCGCGACATGGTGCTGGGCGACGCCAAGGCCCTGCGCCTCACGGCCGACGGCCAGCTTACCCGGGGCCGCCAGCCCATCGCCCTCGAACCCAACGCGCTGAAGGGGATCATCGGCCGGTTCCCCCGCGCCTTCCCCAACGCGTGGACCTTCCTGTCCATGCTCGACCCGGCCGCCCGCGCCGAGGCGGTCAACGCCCAGCTTGGCCGACTGCATGAGTGGTACACCGACGACGAGCGCAACCTCCGGCTCAGGCTCCGCAACGTCGGCGGCTGGCGCGCCTTCGCCGCGGTGAGCCCGACGTACATGCCGATGGACGCCGACCGCGTGCTCAACGCATACGTCGAGACCCTCGACGCGCTGGGTCTGCCGGACCCCCGAGGGGCCATCGCCTACAACGGCGAGACCACGGACGTGACCATCCGGGCGACGTGGCACGCGCCGCAGAGCTTCCGGCCCAGCGTCGGCGACGTGTTCGAGTCCGGCATCTCCGCCCGCACCAACGACGCCGGCAGCGGCTCCCACCGTGGCGGCAACACGTTCACCCGGATCATCTGCATCAACTGCACGACCGGCGACTTCGGCAACGAGTCCCTCCGCCGCGTGCACAAGGGCAGCCGGGTGGCGGACCTCACGAGCCAGGGACTGGCCAAGATCCAGCAGGACGTGGGCGACCTCGTCAACCGCACCGGCGAGGCAGCCCGGTTCTTCCTCGACGCGTGGGGCATCCTCCGGGAGACCCCGCTCGCCAAGGTGAGCAAGGCCAACGACCCCAAGGCGTTCCTCAAGGGGCTCGTCACCAGCGGCGAGCTGGACCCGGACGTCGGCCGCGACGTCATGGTCGAGGCCCTCCTCCGCGGCTTCGACGCCGAGCCGGGCGAGACCCTCGCCGACATCTTCAACGCCGTGACCCGGGCCGCGCACGACGGCCTCCTCGACGAGGCCCAGCGGTGGCGCGTCGAGCGGGCCGCCGGTGCCCTCCTCCCGGTCCTCGCGCAGCGCGCCGAGGCGTAGAACCCAGGCCCCAGCGGGGGCCGCAAGGGGCGCACGTTCGAGCGCCCGAGCACGTTGACCCGCGACAGCGCCTCCAACGTGCGTCCCTTCCGGCTCCCGCTTGACGACACCTTACCGCACCGCTACATAGTACACGCCACCCCGGAGCACGCCATGATGACCGAGTCCGAATACTTCGCCCTGCTCACTCCCGAGATGCGCCTCAAGTACATCGGCCAGCGCGTCGCGATCATCCGCCGCAACCTCGAAGAGTTCGCCGCCACCTACGCCGGGATGCAGGGCGACTACGCCAAGGGCAAGGTGGACGGCCTCAAGCGCGCCCTCATCTACCTCGACATGCTCAGCGCCGTGGAGGCGCGCCCAGGTGAGCGTCTCATGGCCGAAGCGCCGTAGAGAATACGCAGGGCCCCCGACAGCTACGCTGTAACACCGCACGCAAACGGAGACCACCATGATGACGATCACGTTCTACGACAACGACGGCTGCATCTTCGAGGCCGACGTGACCTACACCTACGACCTCCTCCCGGTGGGCGACCGGGCCTACCGCACGCTGGTGGTGGAGGTGGACGAGGTCCGCGCCGCTACCGAGGACGACGGGTGGGAGGTCATCGCCGCGCAGCCTTGGATGGAGTCTCGCGCCTACGCTGAGGTCGAGCACCGCCTCGCCCGCACGCGTGTCGCATGAACCCCATCTACACTACGCTGGGGGGCCTGCTCTGCCCCGCCAGCATGCTGATCGCCTACATCATGCTGATCGTGGGCTACCAGATCACCCCCGACGCTCACTTCCACAACCCCTGGGACGACGAGGACGACGACAATGAGAACCCGTGAACCCGTGACCATCTCGCTCGCCGCTGACGACAACCGAGCCGTCGCCACGATGACGCTCCCCGGCATTGGGGCCGGCGCCACCGTGACGCGCTCCGGGCGCGACGAGCGCGAGGCCCTGAGCGCCACGCTGCGCGGCCTCGCTGACCTCATCGACAGCCGCCAGCGCACGGCCCGGCGCGAGGGCGATACGACGTGGGTCCGCGTCTCCGTGGACGTGGACGTGAAGGTCGCCCAGGCGGAGGCCGACCGGGCCGCCGAGCTTGAGCCCCTCATGCTCACCTCCGGCAACGTGGCCGCCGCCGACGAGCTGCTCCAGCTCTCCCTGTCGTGGCTCGCCACGGCCATGCACGACGAGGACAGCCGCGACTGGAAGAGCTTCTCGTGGGCCTTCCGCGATGACTGCGAGGACTTCAACGATGCGTGAGTACAGTCGCACCACGGCCACGGCCGCCGCCCTGATCCTCGTCGGGCTCCTCGTCATCGGAGGTCTCCGGTCCTGCTCCGAGAAGCCGGACATTCGGGCCATGCTCGCGAGCGAGACGACCCGGGTAGACTACGAGGACGGCGTGTCCTGCTACCACAGGGGCAGCGCGCTCTCCTGCACCTACGTCCCAACCCGCGCCCCGATGGGGCCCGTGGCGCCGGCCGTCCTCGTGCAGGACATCGTCGAGCCGGACACCGACATCGTCCACGAACCCAAGCCGAAGCCGAAGAAGAGGAAGCCATGAGAGCCGTCATCGACTACACCAACTGGCGAGGCGAGCGCCGCCAGCGCCGCATCAAGCCCATCCGGTTCTACTTCGGCGAGGTGTCGTGGCACCCCGGCCCTCAATGGCTGGTCGATGCCGTCGACCTCGAACGCACCGAGGACGACCGGGTCCGCACGTTCGCCCTGTCGGGCATCCACGGCTGGAGGTCAGTATGATCGGGAGCACACGCATCGACGAGCTGGAGCGCGCCGTGCTGCGCCTCAACCTCGAGGTCCAGGCGACCATGATGAATGTCGAGAAGCTGATGTTGGCGGTTCACACCGAGCCGCCCGAGCCGGAGCCTGACCTCGACGCCACCATCCGGTCGCTGCACGAGTCCAACGTCGACCTGCGCGGCCAGCTCGCGGACGCGAAGCTCACCGAGCGCGACCTCGCCGCCGAGGTGGTGCAGCTCACGAAGGAGAACCAGCGACTCACCAAGTTGGCGTGGCAGGCAGAGCAGGACAAGCAAGCCGCCGACGCCCTCGTGAGGACCTACCTCGGGCAACTTAAGGCTGGGGAGGACAACGTAGAGCGAGCGCGGCAGGAGCGCGACCGCGCACTCAAGCAGCGCGACGACCTCGCGCTCCGGTTGGCTGACGTGCGACGTCAGCACGAGGCGATGGCGCAGAGCGTGACGGAACAGCGGCGCGGCCTGCTCTCCATCCTCGGCGTCGAGACGTGACCGCTCTGCTGCTCGTGGCGCTGGCCTTCGGAGAGGAGCTGGCGAGACCGAGGCTGGTCGGCGCGGCGGGCGAGGCGCCTCCGCGCTGGAGCATCAACGTGCCCGCCAACGAGATGCTGGTCTACACCGTGGCCCCTCTCGAGAACTACGCCTGCCGAGGGTACGCTACTGGGCCGGGAAACACGCGAGAGCAAGTCGAGGCCAGCGCGTGGGCTGGCGTGCAGCGCTGCCTCCTCGCCTACGGGAAGTCGAACGGTCTCGCAGGACCTGACCTGTCGAACTGGGTTCTGAACCTGCTCGACCCGAAGAACTGCATGATCAGCGTGACGATGTCTAGCTACTGGCGCGAGAAGAGATTCTGGACCGCGCACCGCCAGACCTACATCTGCTGACCCAACGAACCAGACCCCGGCCACGCGCCGGGGTCTTTTCGTTTAGGCCGGCCGGCTCGCCGCCACGATGCGCGCGAGGCGCTCGTCGAAGTCCACGTCGACGCGCACGGCCGTCTCCACCTGGGCCTGCTTCGTCGGCAGCTCGACCAGCCCGCAGCGGTCGAGGATGATCTCGGCCGCCTTGAGCCGGTCCTTCGGGGTCGTGCCCTCGTCCTGCATCAGGTCGATGAGCGTGCCCAGCGCCGCCTCCGCTGCGTCTTCGAGCTCCTGGCCGAGGCTCTGCTTCCGCAGCATCCGGCCCTTCTCGATGGCCGTCTTCACGGCCGGCTCCTCCGCCCAGCCCCACACGATGTGCGCCCGGACGGACAGGCGCCGCGCCACGTCGCGCACCGTGTACCCCGCGCCGAGGAGCTGGATGGCGATGGCCCGGGTCTCGGGCTCGGTCGCGAACTTCGTCTGCTCCGCCAGCATCTCCACGACCTCGCTCTCCACCGCAGGCGTGACGGAGATGGTGCGGGCGCGCGAAGACGCCGGAGGCCCGAAGGACGGCGCCACCGCGTTGTCGGTGTGCGCCATGCCTGGGAGCTTCACGGCGTTGATGCTGGGGCCGGGCTGCACCGGCTTCTCGGTCTTCGGCATGCTGCCTCCGCGAGCAGCATAACCGCAGCGTCAAGCCCTTGCGTAACTTGCGCCCCGTGTTACGACGTAGTCGTTGGGGTTCCCTTGTTCTTCTTTCGGGCGTACTCTTTCTTCGCTCGAAGGTTCGGCCGCCGCTCCAGCCGGACAGCGGTGCGCCGCCCATGCAGCTCGCAGAAGGTGCCGCACGCGCCGGCCACCGAGTAGAGCCCGACCGCCTGACAGCGCCGCTTCGTGAGCGGCTCGGTGTAGTAGACGCAGCGCTTCGGCTTGTCCTTCCGCACCATGCCCGGGGGCAGCGGTTCGTGGTGCCACGTCACCACCATCTCCTGCTCGGTGCAGGCGCGGTCGAGCGTGGCCGCGAGGCGCAGCGCGCCCGGCTCCCCGATCTCACGCAGCAGCGCCACCGCCCGCTCGGCGTGCTCCGCTGTGACTGGCCGCCCGAGAGAACGCAGGGAGCCCAGCACACCCAGCGCGTCGTCGTCCGCCCGACGCCAGAAGAGCGCGAGCTCTCCCGACGCCTTGGACACGAACACCTCGTGGTGCGCGGGCACCCGCATCACCGTCGTCACCTTCGGCTTGCGGGGTCCCCACTGGCTCACGTCGGCGTCTCCTCGGCGTTGCCCCGGGCCACCTCGTCGTCGGCGACGTGGTTGTCGACGGACATGCGGCTGAACTGGTAGACCCGCATGGGCGCACCGTGGATGCGCACCACCGTCGTGCGGCTCCGCACCATCTTCCCGCCGCTCGCCCGCTCGGAGTGCACGATCCAGCCGCGCTCCGCCCAGCGGTCGATGATCTCCTCCACCTGGAAGCCCATCGGCTCCAGCACCTCACGCAGCACGTTGGGCATGAGGCTGATGACGCCCCAGTCCTCGCGCCCGTCCCAGGCGCCGGCCCAGCCGCGGCCCGGCACGCGGACCTTGTCGTCCCGGTCCACCTCGTGGCGCCCCCAGAAGCGGTTCTGGTTCGCGGCGCACCAGCCGATGACCTCGATGAACGCGGCGTGCGGCCGGTCCTTCTCGGTCTCGATCTGCATGACGGCCTCGAGCGCGAAGGCCATCGGGTCCTCTTCGGGCACCGGCACGCCGAGCGCGTGCACGATGTTCGAGGCGAGGTGCAGCGTCGCGAGGTTGCCCGCGTGCCGCCGGCTCACCGCGGTCTTCGCCACCGCCGCGTACTGGTCCCGCGTCCCGCGCCACATCTCGCGCAGCGCCTCGTGCTGGTCCGCCACGCTGACGAGGTAGTGCATGAGCCGGCGCCCGAGGTGGCCGTAGTGCTCCTGCAACAGCATGGTCAGCTCTTCCGCCGCCGGGCCGCCGGCCTTCATGTTCGTGCCCATCGGGCGACCCGTGATGGAGAGCACGCGCGCCCGGGTGCCGCCGTCCTGACTGAACGAGGTGGCCGCCGCCTCGCCAGAGGTGAGCATGACGCTGCGCCACGACGCCGTCTGGCGCGTCCCGTCCGGCGCCCCGCGCCCGCGACCCTGCCCGTTGGCGAAGTCGTAGACCACGTCGCGCACGACCTTGCTGTCCTTGGCCCGCTTCGTCTCGTCGAGGATGACCGGCAGGTTGCAGAGGAACCCGCACAGCCGCTCGACGAAGACCTTCGTCGCGTCCCACGAGTACATCGCCGTCGGCATGTTGTCGGCCGGGCGACCCCACACGCTGGCCGCCACGCGCATCGCCGTCGTCTTCCCGCTGGAGGTCTCGCCGTTGAAGTCCACGACGAAGCTCGGGCTGTTGAGGATCTCCAGCATAGGCGCGGCACACGAGGCGTAGAGCGCGAGCCACATCGGGGTGAAGGGGCGCATGAGCTCCATCGCCTCGAGCCAGCCCTCCCAGGTACCGGACGGCTTCCACCCCTCGAGCACGGACTCGAGGCCGACCTGCGGCACCAGCTCGATGTCGCTCGCCTCGTCGCTCTGCGCCGTGGAGTAGAACGATTCGGGCAGCAGGAAGCCGTGCACCCCGCCCTGGTTGATCCAGCCCATGCGGCTCGCCGCCTGCGAGGCGCCGAAGCGGTGCATGTTCTCCGCCTCGAACTCCGCCAGCCACTCGACCACCGCGCCGCTGGTGTTCGAGGTGACCGGCACCTCGAGGTCGGCCAGCCCGATGAGCTTCTGCCCGTTCATCAGAACGCCGCGGTCGATGGGCCGCTGCGTCCAGCCCGCCGGGGTGCGCCACATCAGGACGCGCTTCGCCGTGCCGGTCAGCACGTCGTGCGTCCGCCCCACGATGAAGATGGGAGCAGTCGCCACGCGCGTCGACGCCGCCGTTCCGTCAGCCATGACGGACAGCTTGAAGATGCCGGTCGGGTCCACCGAGTAGCCTCGGGGAACCTTGAGGGAGTCCAGCATCTGGGGTTCGACCAGCGCCGGAGGAGGAGCGCCCGCACCCAAGGCGATGCCGAGGGAGATGAGCGTGTTGTCCTGCACGACCCCGATAACACGGTCGAGGCTGGCGCGCCGGCGCTCGGTGACGAGTCGCTTGAGCGCGGAGCGCAGCGCCCGGCAGCGGGTGACCTGCCCGGGCAGCATCTCGATGACGGCCAGCATCCCCGAGACCTGCGCCTCGTCCGCCACCCACGCGTCGGCGATGGCGCCCAGCGCTTCGGGCCGCTGGATGGCCGACCAGGCGGCGAGGTGGTTGGTCTTCTCGGTGGACGAGAGCTGGTTCTGCAACACGCGCAGCAGGTCCAGCCCGTCGTTCACCGTGTCCGGCTTGTCGAAGGTAGTCTCGTTCTCGTTCTCGTGCTCTGTGGTCATGCGTGTTCCCGGAGGTAGAGCCCGCCGCGGGCCTCGACGAGGCCCAGCTTGCGGAGCTTGATGATGGCGATGCTGAGGGTGTGACGCGCGTAGCGCCCGTAGTCAACGAGGCTACCCAGAGAATGGCACTGCTGGTCCTTGTCGTTCCACGCCTCGCGCACAGCTTCGAGGACGAAGACTTCCGAGCCGGTCAGGTGCTCTTCCGTTGTTGCCCCCTTGATGGGGACGATACCATCGGCGAGCAGCCGGCGCCGCCGCATCTCCGCCACGAGGCGCTTGGCGATGCGGGCGTCGACGCCCACCTTCTCGGCGAAGTCCTCGATGCTCATGGGCTGAGGGTGCTTCTTCATCATGGCGACGCAGCCGTCGACGAGGCTGTAGTCGGGCTTGGTGTGCGGGCCACCCCGTCGGCCGGGCCGGCTCTTCTTCGGCATCTTAGGGTAGGGCACCTCGGCCCTCTCGCAGTAGCGCACGAGGCGCATGTAGAGCCGGCGCATGGTGAGCGTGCCCGGCTCCTGGCCGAGCTCCACCGCGATCTCCTCGAAGGACTGGCCGGCCTTCCGCATGGCGTAGATCTTCGCGGCTTGCAGCTCCTCCGTGCTCTCGACGCGTCGCGCCTGGCTCGGGCTGTAGCCCGCTGTGCGCAGGCGTCGGTGGATGTTCGTCACGGTGCACCCCTCGTCGGCGGCGAGGGTCTCGACGTGCACACCCGCGCGCAGTCGCTTCCAGACCCGCTCTGCCTTCTTCGTCGTCCACGAGCGCCCGATCATGCCGCACCTCCACCATGCCGCAGCGCCGACGTGAGCTTGCGGGTGATGTCAGCGTGCGCCCGCCGAAGCTGCTTGTTCTCTTCTCGCACCTGTTCCAGCGCGGCGAGGCCCTCCTTGAAGACGACGTGCGCGTTGTCCTTGCAGACCTGCTCGGGGTTGGTGAGCCGGTAGTAGAGGCGGCGCATCGCCCGCTTGGACTTGTCGATGGCGGGGCAGGTGTGCCCCGGAGGCTCGGTCGTCGCCTCGAGGTCGAGCGCGTCGTTGGCCACGTCGCGCGCCTCTTGGGCGAGCGCCATCACCTGACGGAGCGCCACCTTGGCGCGCTCCCGGCGCTCCTCGTGGACCGACAGGAGCGACGCCTCGATGCCCGTGGCGAGCGCCTCGGTGTAGAGCCCGGCCTGCCGGAGCTCGAACCAGTCGGTGTACTCCGTCGCCTCGAGGAACGCCTCGACGTCGCGCGCTGCGTTGAAGGTCTCGGTCTCGTTGCGCTCGTAGTCTTCGAGCACCCACTCGTAGTGCGGGCGGGCCAGCTTGTTGTTGTCCATCACTTGCTCCCTGCGGCGATGCCGTTGGCGACGATGTGGGCGGCCTTCGCGGCGTCCATGCCGGCGACTTGCTGCTCGGTGTAGCCGAGGGCCTTGAGCATGGCGCCCATCGTGGGGGACGGGACGTAGACCTTGAAGGTCGCCGCCTCGACGATGCTCGGTGCGGGGGCCTCAGCGACCACCGGCTCCTCCGCCTCGCCCTGCCCCAGGTCGATGACCGTCCAGCCCGCCGGCACCTTCTTCGGCTTCGTCGGCGTGCCGATGACGACCTGCCCGTCGAAGCCCGACCACGCCGCCAGCACCTTGCCCAGCGTGACCGCGTCCCAGCCGCGGTCCTCCGGCATGACCAGCACCGGAGCATCCGTCGCCGCGTCGGCCGAGATCGCCATCGCCAGAGCGCAGGTCACCGTCGCCCACTCAGCACCCGAGAGCGCGGAGCGGAGCTTCTTGCCCTGCATGAGGCCCAGGCGGAAGACCTCCTTGCCCCCGTCGTCGAGCTGCATGCCGAAGGTCCAGCCCGTCGGGAGGTGCGCCTGCACCTTGGCGACGAACGTGTCGGCCACCCGCTTGAGCAGATCAGCGACCACACCCTCGAGCTCCTTCTTCATGCCCTTGTAGGTCTCGCTCTCCACCGTCATCTCGGCGATGGTGTCGCGCGCCTTGGTGAGGTTCGCCCAGCGGTCGGACATGTTGCGGAGGTTGAGGTACGCCTCGCGCGCCGCGTTGCTCTCCGCCTCGACGGTTGCGACGTCCTGCGCCAGCAGGTCAGGATCGATGTTGCCCAGCTCGGTGGCGAGGAGGTCGAGCTGGCTCTGAAGGAAGGGTCGGTTGACCTTCGGGGTGTAGTCGGGGATGGGCTTCATCGACCGCGCCTCGGCCTCGTAGAACTCGGCGCAGACCTTGAGGTGCGCGTGGCCCACGGCGCTTGAGCAGAGGGGACAGGAGGTCAGCGCCTTGCCCACGGCGATGGCCGAGGCGACCGCCATGCTCTCGTAGAACTTGCGGTCGGTCTCGTCGACCTTCGGCGCCTCGGGCGGCTCGACCTTCGCGAGCTGGCTGCGGATGCTTTGGATCTGGCTCAGCAGCCGGGACTGCTGCGCGTGCGCCTGCTGTACCGCGGTGAGCTTGCGCCACGCCACGGTCTGCGTCTCGTGCGCCGCCTGGAGGTCATCCTCGGTGGGCGCGGTCTCGAGGTCGTGCGCCATGCCGGTCAGCAGCGCCTCGGCCCCGCTGGCCTCCTTCGCCGCGTCCCGCTGGCGCTTGCCGACGTACTCCAGCGTGGCGAGGAGAGCGTCGACGGGGAGCTTGCCGCGCCCCACGCTGGCGCTGATGTCGAGGTACTTCGCCCGGTAGATGGACGGGACGGAGTCCGCCACGTCGCCGGCCGTGACGCTCTTCGCCGCCCAGCCGAGGAACGCCTTGCGCGCCGTGGCGGGGGAGGCCGCGAGCGCGTCGCGGATCTCGTGGAGGGGCAGCGCCGGGGTCGGGCCCGCGTCGTGCGTGGGCTTGCCGCTGTCCTTCGCGATGAAGGTGTAGTCCTCGCCGCTGTTGAGCTTGGCGTGGATGGCGAGCCGGTCGGCGCTGACCATGCTCATGAGCAGGCCGTTGTCGCGCACCTCGTCACGGCCCACGAGGTCGTCTGCGCTGCCGAGCAGGGCGAGCTGGAGGCTCTGCTGGATGCTCGACTTGCCGCTGCCGTTCGGCCCGACGATGAGGGTCTTCGGCCCCAGCGTCACGTTGCGGGGACGACCGTCGGCCGCCTTGAGGTTGGAGGTGAGGCGCTCGACGAACGGGCGCTGCGTGGTGGCGGTCTTCTTTGCCATGGTGGTGGTCTCCTACAGAGGGGCATGGTGCAGGTCGAGGCGGGTGAACAAGAAGAAGTCCCAGCTCAACCTGACCATGCCCCCAATGTAGTGTACTATGACCGCACCGTCAAGTATCTTTCTCGATGTCCGCTGAGCGGACACGCTGGCGCACACGCATACGGTTCTTCCGCGGGTCGGAGATGGCGGGGTCACCATCATCCACCCACGCTTCGTAGGTCTCGCCGACCATGCCGACCGTACGAATGGTCCCGAGGACTCGGGCACCGCCGCGTCCGTTGAACCACACGCGCGTGCCGACATCCACGTTCTTGCCGTTTCTGTCTCTCATGCCTTCCGCCGCGCGATCTCACGGGCGAGGTACCACGCCGCCTTCTCGAGGTCCTCGAGCTCGTTGCCCTTGTGCTGCGCGCGAGCGACGTACTTCACCACGTTGCCCAGGTTGAAGGACAACGACCAGTCGTCGATCACGTCGATGACCTCGAACTTTCCGACGTTGTAGTGGGGCGGGTGGTCGACCGCCGTGTTACTGACAGGGCAGGCCGGGGCTGCGACTTCCTGGGTCTCGGTCTTCGCGAACTTGGCGTAGGCAACCTCGCGCAGCTCGCGCTCCGCCTCCTTGAGGTGGAACGGGCAGAACCATGTGCGCTTGCCGTTGAGCTCGCGCCATGTGGCGCCGGCCCCGGGGCAGCGGGAGCAGACGGGGGCCTGCTTCTTTCGGGTCGTGGTGGTCACGATGTTCTCCTACGCGAACGTGTAGACGAGCCAGCCGGCGTCGGTCCAGCTATCGAGCTCGGTGTTGACGATGGCGAGCACGGTACGCGCCTCGCCGGTTTCGGGGCAGAACGCCCACGCTTGCTTGCCTGCGGCGATGAACCCCTCGACGAGGACCTGGGTGGCCCTCCCGACGATGGGCCGCTCGAGGTCCTCCAGCGGCACGGCGATGCCGGTGAAGAGCGGCTCACCGCCCCAGTCCTCGGCGATGGGCACGTCCTTGACCCACGCGTTCCAGCCGCCGATGGCGCGGCTGCGGGCCATGTAGTCGTCGCGGCCCGCGGTGACGTCGTAGCGCCACAGCACGGCTGCGGCCTCGACCCACTCGTTGATGGTCTCGTCGGGGGTCTGCTTGCTGTGGGCCAGGAAGATGCTGCTCATTCCGGTGCCTCCTCGAGGAGCTGGACGTTGGTGTCGGGGATGCGGATGGACGTGCCCTCGGCACCGTCGATGCGGATGTCGAGGATCTGGAAGGGCTCGCCGAGCCAGTCGTCCGTCACCGCGTCGAGGACGACGCCGGGGCGGTAGCCGTTGGGGCCGAGCGACACGCGGTCGCCCTTCTTGAACAGTCGCTTCATGGCGCAGCCTCCAGCGCGGCGAGAAGAACGGATGCGTAGCTCTCGTACCGCGTCTGCCGCCACGGGATCGGTGGGTTGATGACCCATGCCTCGTCGTGAGCGTCGAGGCACGTCGGGAGGTAGGTCGGCTCGCCCCGAGCCTCTCGCACCAGCGCGAGGAGGCAGCCCAGCGTGGCGGGGTCGGTGAGGTCGGGAAACGCGCCGTGGTCAATGGCGAGCGTGCGCTCGGTGATGCGGTCACCGCCAAGCACACGCATTCCCGGCATCCATCGCCAGCCCTTGCAGGAGACGGCGCGACGGGCGAGCGCGATCTGTTCCTCGGTCATGATTCCTCCTCGCGGCGGTGCTCGCCGCGCAGCGCGGCATCGCAGACACCCGCGCACTTGCCGGGGCATTGGACGTTGACCCACTCCAGCACATCGCGGAGTTTCCGGTTCTCGGCGCGCAGCCGCTCCACCTCCGCGCGCAGCCGCTCCACCTCGGCGTCCAGGCCCATGAAGCGGTTGCACGGGCACCGGCCCAGGCCCACGTCCGCGTGCGTCTCACAGTTCAGGTCTTCCGGATCGTGGACACGGCGCGGGTGTCCACAGGTCGCGCATGGCTCGTCAGTCACGGTGTCTCCTCGCGGCGGTGCTCGCCGTCAGTCAGTTTCGCAGCACGCCATGCGTTCCAGTCGATAGACACGCCGTCGCGCGTCATGCGCATCAACTGAAGATCCGAGACGATGCCGACGAGTTCGTCGTTCAAGTACACGCTCGTCGTGCATAGCGACACATCGCGTACCGTCCGCAGCACGCCTTCTGGTCGTTCTCCGGCTTCCTTCATGGCTGCTCCTTGCGGCGGTGTTCGCCGCGTTCGATGGCGTCGGCGATGCTGTCGAGGTTGACCAGCGATAGGCCCATCGGGCCGTGGTTCGACGTTCGCCTCAACGCCGCCACCACGGCGGCGCGCTCCCCGCGGGCCTCGCGCAGCTCCGCGATCAGCTCCTTCACGATGGGCGCGACGAAGAAGTTCTTCTTCTCGCCCTCGGCGACGGCTGCCTCGAGGGCGTCGAGGTCGATCACGGCCACCTCCCGAGCCAGCGGGCGAGGTCCGCGAGCCGGTCGAGTAGCCACATCGTGATGTCCAGCACTTCAGTCACGGGTTCTCCTTCAGCCGCGCCTTCAGTTCGTTCAGTTCAGCGAGGGCATCGCGCAGGTTGTCTTCAGCCTCGGCCAGCGCATCCTCCGCGCTCGCCACGGCATCCCGAAACTCCGCGACCTCTCGCTCCACTTTCGCGATGCGCTTCGGGAGGCGGGCGACGTGCCACCACGCGCACGCTTCGCACTCATGCTCGTTGAGGTCGCGGAACGGAGCGCGTGCCTTCTCGCGCACCGACGGCGGGAGCTGACGCGCCTCGTTCAGCGTGATGCGCTTGTAGTCGACGACCGCGCACGCCGCGCTGGCCGCGTTCCGCAGCGTGTCGGGGCACGGCGGGCAGTCGCGGGCGACGTAGAGCAGCCCCGCGTCCATCCCGGTGCCGATGTGCGTGAAGTTGACGGTGTTGGAGCCATCGATGAGGGAGAACTCGTAGCCGACAAGCGCAAGCCCCGGTGCGTCGGGGTGCGTCAGCGCGTCGATGTCGGGCTTCGGGCCTTGGTTGAACAGGCGGATGGTCACCTTCGTCCGCGTCCAGCCGCGTTCTTCCCACGACGGGTGAGCGATGTCTTCGATGTTCATGGTGCGCCTCCGTTGAGCGCGAGGTGCGCGTCTTCGTTCTTCTTGTGCTTTGCGTAGCTCTTGTGGTCGCGTCCGGTGCGCTTCGCTTCCGGCCAGTCCCACGCGCCCGTGTATGGGAAGAACGGGTGAAGGAGGACCTTGAGGTTGGCGACGCCCACGACGCGCAGCATGCGGACGTCGTCGAGGATCCAGTAGCGCAGCGCGTGCGCGATGCTCGCCGGCGCATCCGTCACCACCTCGTATCCGCCCGTTTCGCGCCGGCGCACCATGGCCGCAAAGCCGCGAGCGCGCAGGATCTCCGCGCGAAGCTCGCACGCGGTCTCCTGGTAGAAGCCCGGTCCGCTCTGGCTGCGGTGATCCGTGTCGACGTACACGACGTTCGCTGCGCCAGGCTCGCGCTCGAACACCGCCTTGAGCGCGAGATCGTGCAGAGACCCTTCGAGACGCGCGCGCTCGTTGTCGAGCGCCTCGTACTCTTCCTGAAAGGGCTTCATGCGCTGGTCGATCCACAGCCGGAAGTTCGGCATGAGGCCCGCTGCGGCCCACTTCGAGACCTTGAGCCAGCGCTCTGCGGGATCCTCGCTCGTCACCGCGGGGGAGCGCTTGCGGGGGTGCATCGCCTTGACGGCGAGGATGGCCTCGTCGGCCAGCGTGTTGTACGCACGGTCCCGGAGCTGCTGGTGCATGGTCGGGATCTCCGCCCACTGCGCGTACGCAGCGAGGAACGCTTCAGATGTCGTTGTCATGGGCCTCCTCCTCGATGTCCGTGATGTCGTTGCGCACGTCGCCGAGCATCTCGATCACGCGGTCGCTGTCACGCAGGGATGCGCGCAGGGCGTCGACAGCGCTCTGGTCGAGATCGCGGTGCAGGTCGACCGGGAAGTCGCCCGGGTGCGCGACACGGTCGAGCGTCGCGTCGATCGCGGTCACGGCCTCGGTGATCCACGCGAGGGCCTCGTCGAGCTTCTTGTTCGCCGCTTCCTTCGGGGGCGTCCTACGCATCGGCCACCGCCGTTCCGACGATGCTCGGCCAGGACACGATGATGCCGGACCGCAGCGCCTCGACGATCAGATCTTCGGACGTCTTCAGGCGAAGCGCGAAGATCGGGAGCAGCTCGCCGCAGTCGGCGCAGTTGCAGATGCTCTGCGTGATGGCCATGTGGAGTCGGTGCGCGCACGTGGGCGCGCTGCTTTCGTTCTGCTTGCTGGACGTTCGGGACACGAGGACCTCCTTGGTGTCCCCCACTATATACTTTAGCGTGTCCGATGCGTCAAGCCTTCTCCTTCGGTTCCCACACGAGCAGACGCCCCGCTTCGTCCCACACCGGCTCGGCCTCCTTGTACCAGCGGCGCATGAGCGTCGGCTCGGCCTTGATGGGGACGTCCGGCACGTAGAGCGCCATGCCCTCGACCATCACCTCAACGAGTCGGGCGACGGCGGCCTGCGCGAGGGGGAGGGCCTCGGGAACCTCGAGGACGAACTCGTCGTGGATGAACGCCACCATGCGGCACCCGTGGAGCGGCGAGGGACCGGCGCCCTTCCAGATCTCGCTCTTCCCGGTGTAGCACTCTTGCTGGATGAAGAAGAGCGCTGCCTTCGCGCCGTCCGCGGCGAGCCCTTGGAAGTGACTGTTGCACCCGTCGCAGTAGCCCACCTGGCCGCGGATGCGCCCGGAGCGCGGCTGAACCAGGTCGAAGGCGTCGCGCATCTGGAGTTGCCCGCCGACGTGGTCGAAGAACGACCGCATCTCCGGCCACGCCTCGAGCCACTGCGCCTTGAGCTGACGGCTCTCCTCCTCGGACACCGTGACGTTGTAGGTGGCCGCCGCGTAGGTCTGGAACGAAGCCGCCCCAAGCCCGCCCGGGTACCCGAAGTTGGCGGCCTTCGCGAGCTGCCGCATCTCCTTGACCTGCGGGTCCTTCGCCTTGTGGCGCTGGAGGACCTCGTCGTAGTCCACGCCGAGGATGCTCGCGGCCATCTGGAGATGCAGGTCGCGGCCAGCGTGGAGCGCCTCGGCCATCGCGCTGTGGCCGAAGAGGTCGAGGCAGACCTGCGCGAGCGTGCAGAGCTCGAGGGTCGAGTAGTCGGCGGAGGCGAAGATGCGCCCCTTCCGCGGGATGAAGCACTCCCGCACGCCGCCCTTGCGAGGCAGGTTCTGAAGGTTCGGCTCGCGGCAGGAGGTGCGCCCCGACTCCACGAGCGTGTTCCACGCCGGGTTGATGGGGACCTCGGTCCCCTGCAACAGCATCGGCACGTAGGTCTTCCGCAGCTTGTCGATCGCGCCGAGCTCCGCCACCGCCTTGAGCGCCGGATGCCCGGTGCGCAGGAGGCACTCGCGGTCCGTGCTGATGGCGCCCTTCTCGGTGCGTGGTGCGTTGTCTCCGAGGCACTCCTCGACGAGGGCCTTCACCCGCTTGAGGTCCTTGGTGCC